ATAACCTACATCCTTACGTAACATAAATCCTTCCCAATTGTTGTCAGTTGCCATTTGATTCCATATGTCAAAATGTCTACCATCTGAAACAACTGCTTGATCTAAATAACGTAACGTGTCTTTAGCCATCTGGCTAGCCATAGCATGTCTAGGTCCTAACCATGATCTTAATGTGTGTAATCTGTCTGATAGTATTTCTGTTGACTTATTGTTTTCAAAGTCAGTTTTGTGAATCATATCGAACAACATAAATGTAGGGTTTTCAATTTGATGGTCTTTACGTCTAAGTTCTTTCATTACTGATTGAAAATCTTCATTACCATCTTTATCTATAATACAAATTTCACCATCAAATACAGTGTTAATAATGCCTGTTGCTTCAATAGCATATTTAATTTTATTTAATGTGGTAAATTCTTTACCCATTCTACTATACAATGTACATTTACCTTCAACGTCTACAACTGCTAAACAACGTACACCATCTAATTTTCTACTAGCATACCATGTGTTATTCCAATCACATTTGCCTTCATAACTTTGTGCTAATGCAACGTTGAATGTTGGAATTAAATTAGGAAATGCTTTGTTAATTACTTTAGCACCTGTTCTAGTTTTAAGATCTTTATCAATTATGTTATAAATTAAATTTTCGTATTGTTTATTTTCTAAAATAAATCTATTAATGTTAGCAATTGAATTATGTCCTGTAGTAACTCTATTAGTTAAATCATCTAATAATGTAAATATACTACCATAAGTGTTAGAATGACCAAGTAAGTCGTTATTTTTCTTACATGCCTTACTAGTAACATAATATTGTTTGTAAGGGTTGTAAGTGTACTCAAGTACCTTTTGTATAAAGTCTGATTGTTTTTTTAGTATTTCTACTTTATCTAAGCTACTGGATGTAGCTCTCATTTGTTCAACAAATTCCTTTAGTTCTTGCATATTCGTATTTTATATTATACGTCAAGATACGAAGAAAATGTTGCTTCTCCAAGTTTGTTTGTAGAAGTCTTTAATTTTTATTTTATATGTCTTTATACATTTCAGGATCAATTGGTTCTGTATCTAAAGCTACTTTTAAATTACGTTTTTGCCAATCATATGAAACCTCATCTTTATTTATGGGCCCACCTGCTGCCCAAGTATTACAACTTCTAGCTGAATGACATTTAAAATGATGCATCCAACAATATCCTAAAACACCATCTTTATCTTCTACAGGCTCTGAAGCAATAGCAGGTATACATTTTTCTACCATTCTCGGAGAAACGTCAAATGCTACACAATTACCACATCTAGATTTTTTAGCAGCTTCAACTGATGTGTCCCATTTTTTAGCTATTTGCATCCAATAATCACCTGGTTCTTCTACATTTAGAGGACCATATTTAATAAAATCAGCTTGTATTGCTCTGTCACGGTTAGCAGTGTTTAAACCTACATTTTGTGTGGGAGCAGGACATTCTTTGACTTTATCCTCTAATGCTTCTCTAATAATTTGTCTTAATTCTGCTTTTTTCATAAGTTTCTATTTTACAATAACATTAACTACTATGCCATTTTTACCTTGTGCATATGAAATATGTACAGTGTTTACTCTTAAAGCCATTTGGCACGTGTCACCTTCTTCTATATAATAAGAATATTTAGTAATTCTAGAATTTGCAAAATAATCTAAAAGTTCAGGAGTATGTTTAGTTGTTTCAAAGTTGTGATTAATTGTTGAAGTTGCATTTTTAGTTTGTTTACATGAATTTATACATAAAGATAATCCACATAACATTAATATAAGATTTAGTCGTTTCATTTTATTTATTTTACTGATCTACTACCTTGACATTTCCATTTTTTTCTAGATAATGTGTTTGCACAAGGTGGGTTTTTACATTTTTTAATCTTAGCTGAACGAGCACAATATGCATTGCCTTTAGCTGTTCCTGGTCTTATACGATCGCCTCCTTTTTTAGCTTTACCTGCTTGACCATAAGACACAGTTCTAGTTCTACCTGTCTTTGGGTTTTTTACTTTTTTAGCAAAACGTTTACCTTTAGCAGGTTTTGTTTTTGCTTCTTTAGCTATTTTTTCAACTTCTTCTTTAATAATTTCTTCTATTTTAGCAGCACATTTAGGACAGTATTCTTCATTTTCATGTAATGCATCTATTTCTTCATATACTTCATCTACCTTACCACCTTTAGTAACATGTTTTTTAAGTAAATGTTTTAAACTTACTGTAAATTCTGTGTCGTCTTCTGATTCTACTTCGTCTATTTCTTCACCTTCACCTTGCATTTGACCTTTACACACTTTAACTGCTCTACCCGACAAGTAAGCTGATGATTTTTCACCCGCCGCCATACGTTTAGCACGGTATGCTTTGCCTTTTTTACAAAGTTCTTCAAATAAATGATCTTCTCTTTCCATTATTTCTTTAATTTTACTTTTGCTGCTTTTGTGTTTGAAACAAATTGTTTATTACTTTTAGTCTTTTTCCTTGATGTAGCTGCTCGTTGTTTCTTTGTAAGTGATTTAGCTTTAGCTGCAGGTAAACATCGTTGTGTCTTTTTACCTTTGGGCATTGTACCACAATCACCTTTAATGTTTCCTTGTGTGTCTATACGCTTCCATTTTTCTTTTTTAAACCAGTTACGTAGATTTTCTCTAACATACTCTCTAATTTTTTTATCTTTAGAGTATCCATTTGTGTTTAACCATTCTTCTACTTCTTTATCTTTATTTTGAGAAAGTAATGTTTGAAGATCTCTATATTGTTGGTGTCCAAAATTATTTTGGATTGCATCCTTAAATTGTGTTAGATAATCATGTACACCATATTCTACCTCTAAAAGACTTTTTAGTTTTGTCATTATCCTAAAGTTGAATCTAAAGCGTTTTTTAGTTCTTTTATAAATGGTTCATAGTTTTGAACACCATAATCATCTATTAATACTTGTGCTACCCCTTTAGCAAATTCTCTGTATGACATGTTAGGGTCAATAGACATAATAGCTGTGTTAATTAATTTAGCTAATTTAGGGTTAGTTGCTTTATTAAAAGCATCATTACCCATCATTGATTTTAGTCTATAATCAAAATTATCATTTTCACTTAATTTTGCTATTTCTTTTTGAATTAATTTTCTAAACATACCTCTTGTACGATCATCTGCGGACATACCTCTAGTTCCACCTGGTGTGTTACCTGGTTTTCCGTTAGGACCATACCCACAAGAACCTTCATTTACTTTAAACTGTCGTGATAATTTTTCCCAAGAATAATTTTGATCAACCCAACCTTGTAATCTTTCTTCATCAAAATCTTTTTTAAATTTACCCGCTTTATTAAGAGCTATTAACATATCTAATTTCTTAGTAGTACGCTCATTCCATTCTTTATTTCCAATTTCTTTTTCTGCTTTTCTACTTACGTCTATAGCATTCCATTTGTCTTCTGATTCATTCATCATTTTTTCTAGTGATTCTCCAAAATTTGATGATTGAGTACCACCTTGAGGTTTAATTAAATCACCAGCATAAGCCATAAGATGTTTTATTTTTCCAAATACAGGTGTACCTTTAAGTTCTCCAGTTTCAATGTCAATTACTCTATATTTAGCTCTTCCGGGTTTGTCTTGGTAAGTTGGGGTTATTTTTTCTAATTCAAATCTATATCCATTACTGTGTCTAGATGTAAGTTCTTTAGGCCATTCACCCATTTCTTCATTTAATGATTCATCAACTGCTTGATAGTATCCTTCTTTTGAGTATAAATCCTCGTAGTAGAAATGCATAGTCATTCCACTTTTACCAATTGTTGGGAAATTAACTCTAACACCATCATACTCAGTTTTTAATACTTTTCCTTTATGACCTTTGTATCTAACTTCATCTCCTACGGAAATTTTAACTGAAATAATGTTTCCATCACGCTCAATTTCTATTTCATCTTCATCACCTCCTTCGCCTTCAGAAGAGTATTCATTCATATCATAATCATCTAATTTACTTTGCATGTCAGCTAATTTGGCTTCTGCTTTGTTAAGTAAATCACCATACATATCAGCTATGGGACCGCCCTCTGGCTCAGCTTCTTGTTCCATATCAATGTATATTTGTTTAATTTCATCTTTTAAATCAGCTATTTCACCTCTAAGATACATGGCTTCATTACCATCTATTCTGTTTGCTTTTCTTTTAGCTTCTTTATCCGCTTTCATTTGAGATGCTCTTGCTCTCATCATAACTGGATCATTCATGTCCATTTCTTCTAAAGGAACTAAATTTATTAATGATAACTTCATAATTATTTTTTTAAAGTTTTTCTAATTAAAGATCTTAATTTTTGCTCATCTAGTGATGCAACAACTCCTTCTTCTCTTTCTTCTCTTTCCTTTTTTTCTTCATTTGTTTTATCCTCCCAATGTTCTATAAAGTCTTTAATGTCATCATTAAACATTTCCCACTTATTTTTATCGTCTTGATATTTTTTACTTTGCCAACTATCATAAGTACGTTGTAATTGAATTAACCATTTAGGTGTGTCTATTTCTTGTTGTGTTGGAGCTTCTGTTATTAAGTCTGCTAATTTCATGATTTTTCTTTCTGTTAATGCTTCATCCGCACCTATAGCTCGGACTCCCTCTTTATCTAGTAATTTTGCTATATCGCTAAAGGCTTTTTCATCTGTGTCAGGAAAACTAAATATGTAAAAATCATCATCTTGTTTTTTTACTTCAAATTCTATAGATTGGCCATCTTTAGCTTGTGCTTCATACCCTAAAACTTGGGTAGCTCGTCTATAGTCTCTTTTTGGTATTCCTAATGTAAACATTTTGTTTATTTGTTATAAATATAAAAAAGGATTGGTTCCTCAAACCAACCCTTAATTACTTAAGTGGACATAACCTATTTATTTAACGAGGATATAATTGACTGATCTTATTAAAACTTACTTGATTGAAACTGATTTTGGTTTGCTTTCAGGTTGAAGGGGGATAAAAAGTTTTAATAACCCATCCTTCATTGAAGCCTCAATTTTTGGCAATTCAAATCGTCTAGCGATTTTCCATCCTAAATTAAAACTACGTTTTGCAATACCTGAATGATGAATGTGACGATTTTCATCGTTTTTATTATCTTTTTTAGTATATGATACTAGTAAAACATCATCTTCGACTTTAATATCGATTTGTTTTTTAGTTAAGCCAGTGCAGGCTATGTCAAAATACAAACCATCAGGGTCTTCGTAGACGTCTAAGGGGTGATTTAAAATTCTATTTGTTGGTGTTTGAAATTGTTCTTCTGCTTGGAAGAAATTTTTGACTAGTATGTCAAAAGGTGAAAATTGTTTGTTTTCTAAAAATAATGTTCCCATTGGTAAACTGTTTTTAATTAATAATTCTAAAATTTATTGTTGTTGATCGTCCTAAGATCGATCAGTCAATCAGATATACATATAATTACTTCCAAAAAACCTGAATACAAACTAAGGCAATTGCTAATACTAAACTTACTAGCACTTTAGGTGTAATACCTTCACCCATATAATAGTTGGTTAGTACAGTAAAGGAAATAATACCTAATGCAAATCCTAATAACCTACCAGGCCAAAGTAATTCGTCAAAAGCTACAAATGCATATCTAGAAGCATAAATGTAACCTAAACTAATAGGTACACCTGCTAAACTTAATATAAAAGGGTTATTTTTACACCACTCCCAAACAAATTGTCCATTAGTTTGAAACCAAACTGCTGTTTGTGTTATTAAAAATATTAACACACTGTATAATAATGCTCTACTCAAAATCTTTTGTCATTTTTTTCATGACTTTATCGTCACTAAATTTATTACTATTTCTGTCTACAACGTGGTATGATTTAATTGCTATCTCCGTTTTAAGCCAAGCTTCTACCACTGTACTTGAATGGGGTATTGTTGTAACTTTATTTAGGGCTGCATTAAAACCATATAAATCGCTTTCATCTTCAAAATCATAAGCCTTTATAGCTTGGCTAATTTGTAAATTATTTATGTCACGGCCATTTTTAGTGGCAACAAAATATTTACCATTTGAGTCTATTACAGTGTGGGCACCTGGATATTTTTTAATAATCCCTTTTTTAGCTTTTTCAAAGCGCTCTTGTGATATATTTTCTACATTCATATGAGGGGGTTGTTTTTAAAATGTTCTTCTGCATCTAATTGTTCTTTATACAATTGTTCTTTGTCAACATTAGTCAAACTATTCCACCAATCGTCCCACTCTTTACTTGTCTCTTCCATTGTAACTGGTTTAGAAGGTGGAGTTAATGATTTAAGATATTCATGATACTGCCAATCGTCATCAACAAAGGCATTAACTGCTTCATTAATTAAATGTTCTTGTTCTTCGATAAATTTGTTTTTCATTTTACCCATAATTTTCCCTTTTTGATTATGGTATAATATACGAAGATTATTTTAAATAACCAAATTTTTTACGTAAAGTCTATAAATTCTTCTCCATCTTCCTTTTCGTCCCACAATCCGAGACCTTTAAGATGTTCAATGTGTGATGCGTCCATTTCCCAATCTGGTTCTGGATCGTTGTTGAATTTATTCTTTTGATTGTAATCTTCCATTTGTTGTAGTTGATTATCGCTCCACACGTTACCAACATTTAAAAAATAACAGTTGTAACATAACAATTCAAGATTTTCTAACTTCCAATTTTTTGCGTTTCCGTCAATAAAATTTAGTATTAACGGTACCTTATAGTCAACCACTCTACGTTCGTTAAATCCACAGCTATTGCATTCTTCTGCGATTAAAGATTCGTGTATAAGTCGCTCTTTTATGTCTTTAGGGCTATAATTTGACACATCAACTCTACCTTCTAAGATGTCCATTATAGGTGTAAGGTCTTTCTTTTTATATAAATGTTTTGAAATGCCTCTACCCTGTCTGTTTAAATGTGCGTCAAACAATGTTTGACCTTCCTCGTTTTTGTATAATTTAGCGTATTGTTTATAATGGGGATATGAACAACCTAAATAACGAGCAGCAGACATGTTTGACTTAGTGTGCTTCATAGCACGTTCAACCATGTCCTTACTTATTATCTTTTTTTTCATCTTTATGGATTTGGATTAAATCCCAAACATCTTCTGGTGTGTCACTAGGTATTTCTTCTTCAGTGTCTTTATCAGTTAAAATTAAGATTTCGCCTGTGGGGAGGAATTTATCATACAACCACCAATTTACTATATTTTGTTGTTCTTGGGTATAATGTAATTTAAGTAGATTTTCTATGGTTACATAAAAGGGATCATCATAAGTCATCATATCAATTTTATAATCATGTTTCATACCCATAGTTCTACCATTTACAAATTGTAAATTTTGAAGTATTTCACAAAATAATTGTTTTTCTTTTGATATTTTAGAAGGTAGTTTTTTTCTTAAACTGCTTTTAGTGCCTAAAACTTCATCAATGTATGATTTTATTTTATCAACGTTTTCTTCTTTTGACATAACCTTTTATTTTTAAGCTATATCATTACTTTCAAGTAAAGTATAACTAAATGAATTACCATGAATTTCTCTTGCTGACTGACAAATGTCTAAAAATGTGTGCCAATCATCATTGTCAGCAATTACTTGACAACCTGCAGACCATTTGTCTACTCTTGTAGATTTACCACCTGCTCTGCCAGTTGCTCTGTGAATGTTAATTCCAAATAAGCCTGTGTCTGTTTTTGATTCATTTAAATCATATTTGTTATCACGATTATTGTCTCTATAAACTGTAACTTCTTTCTTTTGACCTAAAGCTAAGTATTTACCTGCGTGTAATCTTAATTTATGTGAACCTCTATATTGATTTGGTTTTAATATAGCAACACCTTTTTTATTTAATACATTTTTCACCCAATGTGAACCAGGGTCTGTAGTACAAGGAAAACAATGAAATTGCCATTCACCATCTGTTTTATAAGACACAGTAATACAATCATCAAATGCATTAGTTACTCTACCTTTTGTTTCTGAATTTCTAACTCCTATAATATTAACATCATATCCTTTATCATTGTTGTCTTCAAACCATTTGTATCCTTTTTCTTTAACAGTAGTTTCTATCTGTTCTCTTGTATAACATGTTTTCATTTATTTATTTTTTTATTTCAGTTACTATAAATATATTTTTAAATTTCTTTATAGGCATTTGTTTTACACTTGCAAAATATTTTGTTGCCATTTCTAGTGTTTCTTGGTGGGTTAAATGGATTAAATCTTTTCCATTTTTAAGAAACATTCCATATTTTGTCATAACTTGTTTATTAAATCTCTTATTTTAGAGCATTGTTCATATTCTTCTTTTTCAATGTAATATTCTATAGCTTTTTCTAAACCAACCTTCCATTCAGATTTAGGGACATTTAATATTATGTCTGTGTGTTCTATTTCTGCTATATTTACTGATTCTAAATTGTCTTTTACCCCTTCAGCTATGTTTGCCACTAATGTTTTCATCATTAATGGTTTTTTAGCTTTTGTTTCAAAATCTTCAAGTGATATGATTGGGATTTTTTTAGGCATATTACATTATATTGTGTTTAGTTAAATAGCTTAAATATTTTTTAGCTTCTGGTTTAGATTTACCTGCTGTTTCCATATCTCTTATAATATTATTACCTGCATTGATAAAAGCATAAAAATCATCTTTATTTACTATTTTAGAAGCTTCATTTAAATCACGAACTTTCATCTCATTAAGAATCATTTCATTAATTTCTTCTTCTTCTGGTTCAGGTGCTAGGGGGGCGTCAGGTGATGATGCTTCTCCTTGACCTAAACCTTCAATGATTAAAGCTTTTAATTGAGCTAGAGGAATAAAAAATCCTATTACTTCATCTCTAGGTACATCAGTGTCTTTACTTACTTGAATTTTATATTTACTTAATCCCTCATTTAACTTTTCTTGTAAAGCAACTTCTAATTTAGCTTTAACATCAGGATTCATTTGCATTCCTTCTTTAGGTTCAAATTGAATTTTAATACCCAATTTAGTTGGATTTTTGTTTACACCTGTTCTTAATGTAAATTTAGAACCACCTGCGCTTACTTCTGTAGCTTCTTTAAGTTCTTCTTTAATTATATCTTTTATATCTTTCCAATTCATATTATTATTTTTTTGCGAATTTTTCTGCTCCCGCAATACCGAAACATCCTATTACAATCCATGTAAATGAATCATATATATTTTCGTTTATTACTAAATCTTTACCTACATACCCAGTTACTAAATCTAATGAGGCAAAAGCTACCATAACTAAGAATGCTATAAAACCAACTACTGTTTTTTCATTCCATTCGTTGTCATTTTTAAAAATGTTCCACATGTTTTTAATTTTTTTTATCATGATTAAGTGACCTTTATTTATTATACATATGGAAAAAATTTACGAGGTGAACACTTTTTTCTTACCTCCGTCATAAACGTAAGCATGTCCTTCAGCTATTAATGTTTCATTAACATTCCACTGTTTACCATCTACATCCATAACAAATAATTCACCTAACACTCTACCATATTTTCCTAAACCATGTGATTTAAGTCTAAAGTAACCCGATTTAGCTGACACTTCCTCTAATAATTGTTTTGTACGAGCTGAAGCTAATTTACCTAATTTTTTTTCTTCAAGGTCTCTTGTTCTTGATTCCCAAGTGTCTACACCCATGAAACGAATTCGTTTTTTAAACCAAATGTCGAATCCAACGTCAATTAAGGCGTCTACTGTGTCACCGTCAACTACTCTGTCTAATTTTGCTCTGTAAATGTACTTTTCCATGTTTTATATTAATTAATTAAATTTGTGCGAACACATATTAAGTCTTTTTCGTATGTGTTTAAGTTTGTTATTGTTATTTGTAAATTTTCTATTGTAAATTGGGTGGGTTCAACAAAGAAATCTTCATGTAATTGTTTATCATTAGCAAGTATTTCAGATAGTTGTTGGATAATTTGAAAATCTTGCTGTGTGAATTTACTACCATCTATTGTAACTAAAATATCATTTTGTTTTTTGTTATCATAAGGTTTTATTTTTTCTTGTAAATCAAATGATGTATTAGGTTGTTCTAAATTAATATAATTTTTAATTATTGTAGGGGTATTTCCTTCATCTACATAAATTGTACTACACCAAGGTTCAAGTGTCTCTAATAACTGAGGAGTACAATTTTTAAGTATAAAACCTATATTATACTTTGGTGGAACAATTGGTTTCATTAGAGTATCATGTTTACAGAAATGGCCCCATTTACGTAAGAATTCTTTAGTTGATTTTTGATTTTGTTTTAACCATTCATCTGTTTCTCTATTCTTCATAAACACTTCGCCATTTGGGTTTCGTGTTGCCCCATCTGCAAATCTTGAGCCTCTACAAGTCATATGATAAACAAATCCTTCCCAGGTTTGAATAAACTTACAACCATTTAAATGAAAACGATTAAATATGTCTGTGTCTTCTTTTGATTGAGGGGCAAATATAGGATCATGCCCACCTATTTCTTGAAAATCTGATTTATAAAATGCCCAAGGTGCAAATATACCTTCTGTTGTTTTATCTTTTGTCTTTAATCTTTCTACTTGAGTAAGTAACATGTCTTCATCAAACTCTTCAGGTTCAATACCACAGTCTAATAATATTTTTTCGGGTCCATCTGGATGTAATGGTGGTTCAATTCTAGTAAGTGATACAATTGTTTTTTCTTTAATGTGTTTTTCAATTTCATCTAACGCATTAGGACACAAATACATGTCTGCATGGTAAATCATACAAATGTCACTTGTAGCAACTTCATTAATTAATCTGTCGTATAAAATTGTATGGCCTAATCTTTTACCTGATTGGTTTGTGATAAACTTAAAATTTACATCTATTTCAGCCATTTGGATACACCATTCAAGTGTTCCATCGTTTGAAAAGTCATCAGCAACACAAATTTCGACTTCATGTTTGCCTTGATTTTTTCTTATTGAATTGTAAGACCATTTAAGGTACTTAAGATTATTTCTGCCTGGTTGTATTAAACTTATTTTCATCTATTTTGTTTTACATTTTCAATTTCTAGCATAATAATCTCATCAGGTATATAACATTTTAGATCTGAAAATCTAGCCATTCCGTTATTAAAATCATAATATCCTTCATAAAAATTAGGCTTTCTTATATCTCTAATAGGAATATCATGGGTACATTTATGGTGGTTTAAAATAAATTCAGAAAGTCTTTCTTTCCACCATTCTGTTTTATATAAAGCATCTAAGCTAAGTCTTTTATGGGGGGCATGTTTACCCAAATAAAAATAACCATTATTTAATTTTTTATATCCAGGTGATTTATTTTGATTATAAGGAGTATATCCATTAATAAATTGGGGTTCTAAATATTTATGTAATTTACATAATAACATATAATCAAAATCACTGCCAATAAATTCTTTAATACATGCATCTACTTTTTTCTTAGTACTCTTTACAACCATATCTTCACATAAACATATTAAATAAGGAGTTTTTACTTCATTACTTAATGATAAAGTTACATTAGCCCATTCTGGTTCTAAATTATTATAAAATTTTAAATTTTTTATATTATTTTTATATATTGAATATACCTTATCTAAATTTATTGTTGAATTATAGTTTATAATAAATTCAGAATTTGGAAAAGTATTAGCTAATGATATAACACTATGTTCAAGAACTTTTAATCTTTCATCTTTAGTACATATAAAATTTTGAACTATACTAATCATTTTATTGCTTTTATATTTAAACTAATTAGCGTTCCTTTTTCTTTATTCATATGGGGGATATATGCTTGTGAATGGTCATCAAAATCACTATGTTCTGTTTCTCTCCAGTCATAGTAACCTATATCTGAAAAACCACACTTATTTAATATTGACTTTAATTCTTTAAAATCATAAGTAGTTTTATGGTATATTGTTTCGTTACTCATTTTCATTTTCCCATATAAAGGACCTAAAAAACTATCTAAAGGTATATTATCTTCTATATATAATTTAGCCATAGCTTGAAAATTAGGCACAGCTAGTCTTAATACTCCCCCAGGTTTTAATTTAGCTTTCCATTTATTTAAAATATCTAATATTTCTTCTCTATCAAAATATTCAATAACATGACTAGCATATATTAAATCAATAGAATTATCTTCATAAGGTAAAATAAGTATATCTTTTGAGTCTAAGTGGGAATAATTACCTCCATCTATATGGATCCAATCTTTACCAAAATTTCTCCACCCACATCCTAAATTTATTTTTTTCATAATTTTTATTTATTTAAAAAGGTTTCAGTTTCAGTTTGTGTATGAATTAAAATTTCTTTTTTAGGCACAGCACACATTATATTATCACCCCATGATAATACACCATTAGGTTCAAGGAATATATCTTCATAATGGTGTGGGAGGTTTAAAGGAAATCTTCTAGGATAATAATTCATCAATTTTTCTAACTTTTGTATTAATAAATCTGTTTTGTATAATGCATCTACAGATAAAGAGGAACCTGGGGAATTAGATGCTTTATATTTCCATAATAAATCCCCATTTTCATACCCCCTCCAATATTCTTTTTTAGTATATTTCCATAATCTACCTATGGGCATGTATGATATATCATTTTGGATTACTTCTTTTACTATATCTTGCCAATAATTATAATCCATATTATAAGTAAAATCTTCACAAAAAATAAGGGTATATGGGGTTTTTACCTCTTTTAATAATGATAAAGTTATTAAACCCCAGTTGGGTTCCAAATTATTATAAAAATTTAATTTACTAATATTATCTTTATATATAGAATGTACATTATCTAAATTTATTTTAGAACCATAATTAATAATAAATTCATGATCCTTAAATATTTTACCCATTTTAGGTGTTTCTTGTTCAAGAACTTTTAATCTTTCATCTTTAGTACATATAAAATTTTGAACTATACTAATCATTTTTATAAATTTTTAACCAATGGTCTACCATCTCTTCCATCATATCTTTAAATGTATATGTTGGTTTCCATCCTAATTCTGTTCTAATTTTAGTTGAATCCCCCCTTAAATAAGGTAGTTCTTCAGGTCTCATAAATTTAGGGTTTTGTGTAATATAGTCCTTATAATTTAAACCTAAATGACTAAATACTACATCACACATTTCTCTTACTGAGTGTGTTTCCATAGTTGATACTACCCAATCACCAGGTTTATCGTGTTGCATCATTAAATGCATTGCTCTTACATAATCATATGAATGACCCCAATCCCTATAAGAATCCATATTACCTAATTCTAATTTATCTTGTAAACCTAATTTTATTTTAGCAGCTGCTTTAGCTACTTTATTTGTTACAAAATTAGATCCTCTTCTAGGTGATTCATGATTAAATAATATACCGTTTGTAGCATGTAATTTATATGCACGTCTGTAATTCCTTACAATGTTATAACCAAATACTTTAGAACAACCATAAGGTGATACTGGATTCATTACTGTAGTTTCTCTTTGAAAATTATCATCTTCAACAGATAAACCAAACATTTCAGAACTACTTGCTTGGTAAAATTTAGCTTTAGGACAAGCCCTTCTATAAGCTTCTAGCATATTGAGAACACCTAATGCATTTGTTTGTACTGTGAATTGAGGTATATCAAAACTAATCCTTACGTGGGACTGTGCCGCCATATTATAAATTTCATCTGGTTGAATTGTATCTAGTAATTTTTCAATTCCCCCTTGATCTAATAAATCACCATAATAAGTTGTAATTTTATCTTCTACATTAGATAGTCTTTGATCTTGGTTTTCAGGAGTTGAATTTCTTCTAACTATACCATGTACTTCGTACCCTAGTTCTACTAAATATTCAGCTAGATAACTACCATCTTGCCCTCCTATGCCTGTTATAAATGCTTTTTTCTTCATAAGTTATTTTGTTTGTAAATAAGGATCTATTCCTTCACTTTTATTAAATACTTTCATCTTTGATACATCAGGCCAATCATTAATTGTCCATTGTACTGGTTTTTCTTTTATTGCATTGGGTAATTTTTTTAAACCTAACTCAGCAGTTTCGGGTGTCATATAATAATGGTAACCTACAGTTTCAATATCTTGTTCTCTCCAAGGTATGTAGGGATGTCTACCATCATAGCTCATTTTTTTAAGTTCGAAGGCATCATCTTTATTATCACATAATATAATACCTCCTCTACCTAAAGCCAAATGTTTTCTAAATTGAAAACTTAAACACATAAAGGTTCCAGGTATATAACTATTTTTTTTCCATAAAACAGCTGCATCTATAATAGGTGTTAAATGTTTAGTTAAATAATAATAATCTTTCCAATTTTCATTTTTCCAATTTAACTGTATATTTAATTTTTTAGCCAAAAAAGGGATAGAAATATATGTCCTTTTAGGTACATTAATATAAGAAATATTTTGATGCCTTAAACATAATTCAACTCCGTGTGTGCAACAATCTACTGCTACTGCATATGGTGCACCAAAAAATTCTGCTATTTTATTTTCAAATTCTGTTACTTTACTAAAACTCATTTTTTTGTTCTTTTGGCATAACCTTCTCCCCATTTAAAAGTTTTTAAGTTATTAATATTTAAATCTATACTAGGATTATAATGACAGTTAATAAATTGGGTTCTTATAGGGTAATGATCATACCTTTCATAAAAAACATGTTTTAATTTTTGTTGTAATCCTGTTTTTTGGATATGGTGTTTAAGTTCTTTATGGGGGTTATTTATTCCATATTCGCCCCATTGTTCATATAGGGATCCAAAAGTATTTATATCTTTAGAATTTCCAAATGCCCAAAGATCAGAATACATATCTCCTATATTACATTTACATGGTTTATTATAACATTCATTTACATGAGAAATATAGAAATTATTTTTATTAAAATGAGAAAATATTATATCCTTATTAAACATACAATCAAATCTTCCTACCATTACAAAATCATATTCTATATTATTTTCCTTTTCATAAGAACTTTTTAAATTAATGCTAGTTGCTGTAGAATACCACCTACTAGCCACACTATTTGTTCTTACATCATTTTGATTAAAATTGATTTGTTTTTCTATTAAATATTTTTTTGGGTTATATAATTCTATAAATTCTTTTTCAAAATCAGTACTCCAACTATGAATAAAAACATCAACATCATTACAATCAAATATGTGTTTTTTATAAAAGTAATGTCCTATTCTAGGATCTATAGGATGTCCCACTCCATATTTCTTTTCTGCAGCACCTACTACCCCCATTAAACATAACGCTATCTTCATATTTGTAATAGTTTTATTCCTTCGTTTCTTATTAGATTAATGGCAATAGCATAATCTTCAGATCCATTAGGTTTTCTATCGTTAATTAAATAGCGTTTTCCCCCTCCTATTCCCATAATAAGTTGATCATAAATAATTCCAACTTGGGATAATTGGATTTCTGTAATATTTCTAAGGCTTTCTTTTCTACCTGTAGTAAGGATAATATTATATCCTAATCTATCCCATTCTAGAATTTTATCTGTTGTGCCTTCTAATAAATCTAATTTATGAGTGGGTAATTGAGCATCTGTAGGTTTAGTATGTGTTACTAATGTACCATCAATATCACAGAATATAGTAATGGGTCTTTTATCTATATAGTTCATTTAATTTATTTTTGATGTTTAACTTAATAATACCATTAATATTAGGTTTAATTTTTAAAAAATCAGGATGTGATAAAACATAATGACCACAAATTTTAATTAGATCTAGTTTTTGGGTATAAGGATCAAAATCAGAATTTACCCACTTTTCCCATCTTTTAGAATCATAACATATTTTCCAAAATTTATCTATATTAATCCCCTCCTTTATGTATGAAAGGGTTTCTATAAGGCCAAACTCCGGTGCTATATTTATTGCATCTAAACCTAAATTCATTTTTTCTTTTATAAGACCCACAGGTATATAATCACCATTATGTTCTTTTGATAATAAATTGTGGTTTTTAACTACTTGAATCATTGATGTGAGTCTGTCTCTATCATATTCCCCCGTGTTTGTGGTTTCTTTAAGGGATGTGCCTGATTGAATCACAGCATACTTAATTTGAGCGAATATCTTTTCTTCTAATCTAACATGAAGATCATTTAACAACATATCTAATTCTTCAGGTTCAAATTTTCTTATAGCTTCTTCAGTTCCTACTTCAAATTCAATATTAGGATTTTCAGTATAACAAAATTGAATCATATCAATAGTCCATTTTAACCCATCTTCGTATAGTGAGTATTTTTTCCATGGATCTATGTGGATCATATCTAGATATTTACAATCTTCTTTTAAAGACTTATATCCATCATCGTCTGTGTAGCCTTGTCTAGGTCCCGAATGGTCTCTTACTAAAAATAACTTATTAGCATATTTGCTAAAGGTTTCTGTTGTCCATTTGTTAACATAACCCCCATCCCACTCTACTTGTCTTCTAGAAGGGATTAAGCCTATTTTGTTGTTAGTTTCATTACAAAACTCAATAATAGAATCTACTATGTTTTGAGACATAGGTCCTATGTAATATTTAGGATATATCATTTAGTGTTTTATATAAGTTATATTTTCCAAAATTAAATAAAAATTTATTAAAGGGATATTCATGTAGAGGAGCCATATTAATCCAAATAATTGAACTTAATACTTTTACCTTTTTAAGGTCATACCCATTTTCTATAATAAAATTATGTAATAAATCTTTACACCTAAGCAAAGTACTATTACATAATATATGACAATTTTTAGGTGATGAATCATATAATTTTTTATCTACTATATCATGGTTAACCATTAAATTATGGTTTAATTTAGCTAAATCATAATATATGTCTCCAACTTCTAAATCACCAGCAAAATCTTGCCTCCAATCTATTAAACAAAAATTATCTTGTGTTTCAATTACATTATCCAAAATAAAATCACCATGGAACTGTACGGGTACACCATCACATAACCATTCCCTATCTATTTGAGATAATATATCTTTTATAGGTGGTATTAACTCACCATTTATAATTTCAGATGTATCTGGTTTTTCTTTTAAGTATTGATTTATTCTTTTATCTGTTTTTGTTACATAAAAGTTAAAACATTTTTTAGAAAAATTATCTACGGGTTTATGTTTCCATAAATTATCTTTAGTCCATTTTAAAAAGGAATTAAATGTATTTTCATTTACAGATTTTGCAAACAAATCACCTTCTGCTTTTTTATATTTATAAAAATTAGGAGTATATGCTAGCATATCGGGGACTAATCCCTTTAACATTGAAGCTCTTTTTACTCTATTTTTATTTATGTTTTTATCTGCAAAGAATTTTACTACAAAATTATCAAAAAAGTATATAGATTCATTACTTTTATCTAATACTTTTATACTACTACCAAAATATTCTCTTGTTTTATTTAATTCTGTGGTATTTCCTATGTCTAACCAGTTATTTATCTTGTGAAAATTAAAAGTAACCTTATTTAGCATTTCATTTATTACGTGAACATCTGAAAGTGAATTGTTGTGTGGTAATGTTTCTAATTTGCCCCAAAACAATTTATAGTCTTTTATCCCACATAATCCTATATAAGGATAATCAAAATTGATTTCTCCCTTTTCTGTGATAGTATCTACCCAACCATTGTTTGTCCTTATAGTTCTATATTGTGATGTTTCTTCTTTATAGGCCCCAGCACACCAATTATGTTCTAAATTAGGTATTATATCTTCTTTAGTTAAAATAGTATCACTAGCATGAAATATAAAGGGACATTGTAGTTCATTTTTAGCTTGTAATATAGAATGTCCTAAACTACTACCTTGATCTTTAAAGTTGTCTACCTTAATAAAGGTAAAATGTTTATGGGGATATGTTAACTTTAAAAATTCTTTTACATAAGATCCAAAATGTCCTAATGTAATTACAAATGAAGTATCTTCAGGATAATATTCTATAATATGGGAGATAGCAGGTTTATCGCCTATTCTTACTAAAGACTTATTAGTAAAATCAGTTAATTTACCTAATCTACTTCCTATACCACTTGTTGTTATTAATACCTTATAATCTACCATATTTATCTTCTAATCTTACAATGTCATCTTCACCAAAATACTCACCCATTTGAACTTCAATAAAAATTAAATCTTTTTCTGTATTGTTTGTTATTTGGTGTTTTGCTTCAGTAGGTACATGTATAATTTGTCCTTTAGATACTTGTGTTTTGTCTCCATTTAGATTTAATTCTCCTGCGCCTTGTACTACAACCCACACTTCTTCTCTTTTAAAATGGTATTGGTAACTTGGTGCTTGACCTGGTTTAATGATAATTTGTTTTACTTTACAGTAATCAGTGTCTAATAAATTTTCAAATGTACCCCAAGGGCGTGTTTCTTTATAATTCGTCATGTTAGTTAAATTTATAATTAAAAATTTGTAGATCTTTTTTATACCATTCGGATACTATATCTATAGTTTCATTATCATAATATGTAGTATATTTATTGTAAGAATTTTTAGTATAGTGGCCTAATTTTTGATGGGGTATATTAATTTTATTGCATAAAATTTCCCAATCATTATCTATATTTTCAACTTTTCCTATAAAATCTAAATTTAAAATATTATCTTTGGGGGTACTAAATAAACCTGATTGAGTTTGAAAATGTAATTTTTTAGGATTTCCGTTTTTATTAAAAATACCTTCTTTTACTAAATCTTTAAAATTAGGGTATACAGATAAAAATGTATCATACCAATATGAAACTAATCTACTAAAAGGATTTCTAACAAATATAAATTTGAAATATAAATTTAATTCTTTATCAGTTATATTTTGTAACCAATTATTAAATTCTTTTGGGTTATCTTTTTGAATAATCCATCCTCCCAGGGGTTGTAAATTTCTTCTAAAAATAGATGTTCCTGCTGCTTTTCCAGGTTTAAAATAAATTAATTTTGATGTTGGGTTGACACAAATACTCCTTAATATATCATAATTATAATCTCTTTTTAATCTTAAATAATCTGTATATCTATTGTCCATTTTTTAATTTTTTATGATGAAAAAACAACTCCATATAACTCAAGTAATTCAACTTTATATTCTTCACATATCCTTCTTACTCTATCTTTTAAATTAATAAATAATTCTACATCATTTTGAATATTAGTATAAAGATCTTCAGCGTCAAGCATTATATGTTTAATTTTACCTGTATCAAATAATTTACTTAAATTAAGTACACCTTTTAATGTTTCTATTTTAGGTACAAAACTTACTCCTTCTGGTAACATTTCACATATTAAATTTACTTCAGCTATTTCTTCAATGTTTGAAGTAGCAAAATACTTAATATTATTATATTTTCTAGTAAACGCTATTGCTTCGTCAAGATTTGATGATGGTAAAGGTGGTTTACTTCTTCCTTTGGGATAATCTAAAAATACATCATAGGGAACATTTACAAATTCTTCTAGTTGTTTTGAATCTTTTACATGAGCCATGTTAATTCTAATGACTACACCTTTTAGTTTTTTAAATTGATCTAATTGTGTTAAGTGGTTTGAAATTAAAAGCATAATTAATTGTTTTAAAAGTTAAATTTAATTTTATTTAAACATTGGTTTATTGTTAATTGAGTTGTGTCTATATCAATAAAATCTTCAGTAGGGGGTTCATATTCATTGGTAAAGAAATTTTCTCTACCCCTAATTTTTGTTGTGTGGACATATATTTCAGTAACGTTATTTGTTTGTTTTAATGAGTTTCTTATATGTTTATAAGGAGCAACCACAGAAACTACGGGTGTAAAATCTTTATTATCTAAAAATCTACATAAATCTAAAACTGAGTTCATGTTTTTTTCTCTACCTTTTATAGTATAATCATAATTTTGAAATATATCTCTAAGTTCGTCTCCATCAATATGGATACAATTATCACTACATTTTTTTATCATTGCTTTGGCTAATGTAGTTTTACCTGCTCCCGGTTGTCCTGTAAACCAATATATCATTTTTGTTTGTTTCGTATTTTCGTTGCTGAGATTTTTTTAATATCTTGTGGTGGGGTGTGTTCAATAATATCATATCCTACTGTTCTACCATAATTTACAGACTCAATAGGGGGTATTATAATAGTTTTTACTGTGCCTTGATCTATTAAATCTTTTAATTGATTATCTATATTTTGTTTAACTTCTTCTGTGGGATATGGATTTTTTTCTGGTTCTAAATCATGAATATCCATAATTGCTATACAAACCTTTTTCCCTATATCCAATCTCTGTTGTATTAGCCATTTATGGCCTTTATGAAAAGGTTGATATCTTCCCACAAATAATGAATATCTACTATTATACATTTTTTCTATTTTTATACTGGTAAACTAATATTGATAAACCAACTGCTACTAATATATCTGCAATTGGTGGTACTGAAGGCCACCCAAAATTCCAAATACTAACTAGTAAAAGCCATATAAACCATATTGTGTTAAATTGTTTCATATTATTATAATTTATTAGTTTTAGACACTAAAATATTATATTGGGGAAAATATAAATAATCAATATTAGTCCCAAGAAAACAATTAATAGCATGTTCTGGAGTTTCTACTATAGGTTCTCTATCATTAAAACTTGTATTTAATAAAATAGGGACTCCTGTTTTTTTCTTCCATTTTTTAATGAAGTTATAATACCATTTATTACTTTTTTCTGTAACTGTTTGTAATCTACCAGTTCCATCTAAATGGACTACTGCTGGGACTTTATCTTTTGCTTCTTCTTTAAAAGGTAATACAAAACTCATATAGGGACTTTCTATGTCTCTTACAAACCAATCTTTAACGTCTTCTTTTAAAATAGAGGGGGCAAAAGGTCTAAACCATTGTCTATGTTTAACTTTATCATTGATTAGATCTTTCATTTTAGGACTTCTTGGATCTGTAATGATACTCCTATTGCCTAATGCTCTTCTTCCTGATTCGGCCCCTTCATTAAATATAGATATTATATTTTGTTGATTTAATAAATCTAAAACTTGTTCATCTGTTGTTTTAGTATAGTTAATAGAGGGGTGTTTTAAGGCTTCTAAGACTTCTTCTTCATTATAGGATGTTCCTAAATAAGTAGGACTAACATCATCCCACTTTACCCTAGGTTTATCAAGTATTTGGTGCCATACAAATTGGGCACTTCCTATTGAAAGACCACCATCATAAGGTACGGGACAAACATACATATTTTTAACCCCAAACCAATCATACATTTTACCCATCATTACAGAATTTAATACTACCCCGCCTGCAAAGCATATATTTTTGGGGTTATATTTATCTATAAAAGGTTTTATTATTTTATAAGCTACCTTTTCAGTTGCTAGTTGAATAGATGCCGCTACATCAAATTTCTCTTTTTCACTTTTTTCTATTAAAGGTTTATATTTTTTAACATTAGCATAAGTAGGGGCACTAGGTCCACCTCCCCCCTTTAAAAAGGCATCATAAAAGTCTTCCCAATATTTAGGGATTCCCGCAGAGGCCATAGCCATTACTGTTCCCCCCGCAAAACCATGGGGATGACCATCTGATAGGCCAAATAAATCCCTAGTGTAAACCCTCCAAGGTGAACCCAAGGTTAATTCACCCATTGGGATTCTTTTTATTGGTTTTATTTTATTTCCTTTACCTTCCCAAAAAGTAAATGCTGTTGAAAATGTATTTGAATTGTCTGGTTCATTAGTTATATCGTTAGGATCTGTTTTTTCAGTGCCACTACCATCTATAGTTATAATTAAAGCTTCATCATAATTACTAGAAAAGAAAGCATTAGCTGCATGAGCTTGGTGATGTCCTATAACAAAATACTCTCCACCATTTTCTTTTAAAATTGATTTCATTATGTCCTCAGCTTCTTTTTTTCCGCATTGGGGTTGATATTTCCCCCCTCTACCCCCTGGATTTCCGTGAGTAAAATACTTAATATTATTTAAGTCGGGTAATCTTTGCAAAGCCATTTCTAATCCATCTCCTAAGGGTTCTTTTTCCCTAATAAATCTTTCTAATTCTTCATGTATAATAGGTATACCATTTTCTAATAAACAATAACTTACATCATGGCCTGATTGAAATCCTAAAATCTTGTCTGTTTTCATTTTATAAAAGTTTTATCTAATTTTTGCCCCTCATAAGGACCAGTTTTATATTCATATACAATTGTATCTTCTTCTAATATTTCATACGTGTGTCCACCATATAATGTATAGCTTGCATCTCCTACTTCTAGTATAGGGGTTGCTATAATGTTATCATCTATATCATAAAATATACATTTAACTTTTCCTTTAATCACTACCCAAGATTCTTGGGCTATTTGTTCAGGATAATGTCTATCTTTTGTAATATGTTTATGGGGAGGGAATGTCTTACCTTTTTCCATTTTTAAAGTAGCACATTGTATAAAATTATCTTCAGGTATAACTTCCGTTCTGCTTTCTATTTCTGATAATCTATTTATAACATGTAATAACTTATTTGGTTTTATTTTTGAGTATATTTTTTCCATCTATTTAAAAAGTTTTGTTCGTTATATTTTATATAATTGTCTTTTGCTATTTGGGAACATTCGGTATAAAAATTTGCATCTGTTTTCAACATTGTAAGTTTTTCTTTTGCAGTAGCCAAATCCCCTAACTTAACTGTTAAATCTGGATGGCATTTTTCTTGTGTGTCTAATCCCTCATAACCAATACAAGGAATGCCTAAATAAGCGCAATTTAAAGCGAATGTACCCGCAGCGTGTGTACGCATCATATGAACACCATACTTAAATTTATTAAGCGTTTTAATCCATTCTACCCAACTCATGTAAGATAAATGGTTTAAGTTAGGCATTTGTTCTTCACCTTCAATTTTTCTACCCATACTGGGAATATAAATAGGACAATCTGCTTCTTGTGCTGTTATATATGAATCAAAGCCACCATACCAGCTACAAAAATTACCTCCAATCATTATATTATTTCTTTCTACCCGGGGTAAATCTTTAATAGAATCTTCAATTATTAAGCTAGGTAAAATTTTACATTCTTTACCTGTCAAACCTTCATAATATCTTTTATCTGACTCATTGTGTACAAACATAAAATCAGCTTCTTGTATAGTATTAAAATACCATATTTGTTGATTTAGGGGATAATCCTGCCAAAACCAATTAGGGCCCTCTTGCATTACAGCTGTTTTATTACAATATTGTTTTATTTTATTTAAATTAAATTGTGGGTTTTTCTTTGGTATAATAACAATTCCTAAATCATATTGTTGGTTGGGTGGTTGGTTTATATTCCAATGGTCTGCTTCTAGTGAACATACCCATGCTAAATCTGTTCGCATATTAGGGTTATCTCTAGATACTTTGCCTTGGTAATTTCCCTCTGTAAAAAATGCTATTTTCATTTATATAATTCTTTATATGTTCTTTCCATCCAATAATCTACATGTCTATTATTGGGGGGTATAGCATTAAAATGATAGATCCACCCTGCTTCTAAAAACCTTAATTCATCGGGGAACCAAGAATGTCCAGGAATATGTAGAAGATTTTTTCGAAATAAATCTTGAAGATTATAAGCCTCAGGCATATATATTGTATTAACAGAATTTTGTTGAGTCAAATAATTTATAATAGTTTGGTCGGTTCCTGCCTTTATTTGTTCATTTAATTGGTTTATTTTGATTATATTAGCAGTATAATATTCTTGAACTTTAGTGTAAAAGGGAATGTGTTTTTTACTTGTTATTTGAAAACCACCATTAAAATATTTCCATGGTTTAACTTGAGGTTCATTAGGAAATAAATTGTCTCCCCATTGTTTAATACTTCTAGTTGTCCACTCATAACACCCATTATTAACTACTACTCCAAATTTACCTTCTGTTTCATTAAAAAAATTAGGACAATCTGGGTGTATAATAGTGTCAGCATCAACTATTAATACTTGTTCATATTCTACTTCATTATGTTTTAATATGTCATGAACCCAATAACGTTGTAATGTTATTTTAAATTCATTGGGATCCATAATAGGTTCATCCCATTCTATAACTTTTACATCATCATATTGTTCTGACCATTTTTGCCAACTTTTAACAGAATAATGGTAAGGGGTATTTCTGTCGTTTCCTGTGTTTATGTTTGGTATAAAAATTATATTCATATTCTATTAATTAATTCTAAAAGATTTGTAGGTTTAATTTGTGCATTATGTTTGGGTAATAAATCTAATTCATCTAAACCATAAACACTTTCTAAATCAATTAAACTGTATTCTCCATTAGGTAATTTAATTATATTTTGAGGTACTATATCATAATATATTTTATTCCATTTTTTACAGTTTCTTAATATTGTAGTTAAAAAATCTTGGGGGATACTTTGTGGGTGAGATCCTTCTTTACAAATATATCCTACTAAATTTTTTCCATCATAAATTAAATCAGTTAGTGCTGGACATAAACCCACTAAAAATCCCGAATTTAAGGCTTCCTTAAAATTACTCAATCTACAATATTTTGGATTAAATATTTTTATATAACTTTTGTGTTTTTCATCGTAAAAAACATTTCTTCCGTGGTTAATACCATCTACTATTCTATCATATTTATTTATAATAGTTTTTAAATTATTAGTGCTTAAATCCTGTAGTTGTACTTTATTAACATAATTTACTCCCCATTTATAAAAATTAAAATTAAAAGGGTATCCTTTATGATTATTATTAAAAAATAATTCTATTGCTTTCCAATCTGATATATCTCTTTCGGTTGATCTGTTTTTTCGTGCAAAATAAAATCTAGGTTCTAAAAAATTATAACCATCAATTTTAATACAATAGTTTTTTAAAATATCATCATCTCCTTTAGCTCCAAAATAATTAAATTTTCCCCTATTAGCATCAAATACATCTACACCTGGGGGGAATTGTATATTTTTATCTCTTAGTTTACTAGAAATAATGATATCTAAATCATCATTATCTCTGATACCCATTATACTTAAAATAGAACTTTGAGTTAAACAATAATCATCTCTATTTATTCCTATTTTATCCATTTTTTCTAATAATTTAATTTTATTAGTTAATGGTTTAATTCTATGCTTACCATCACGTTTTCTAGGTTCAGAATATATTTGTGATGTTTTCATATAAAATGGTATATATGGCTTACCGCTAATCAGTCTACCAATCATAGCACACGCTCTATGGTAATTATGTCTAATATACCCATTATCAAATTCAACAGGATTATCTTTTAAGAATTTTTCTATATCAGAATCTGTCATAGGTTTAAGATCATTATAATAATGTTCAGTCATATTTTCCCAACCTAAATCATGATGATCCCCCACATTATGTCTAAATTCAGCCATCATACAGTTATAATATTGCCAATTTTCTGGCTTTAATTGATTTTTAACATATTCTAAATTAGAAGGAGAGGAGAAATAATTAATTATATCCTTTATTGTTTTTAGGGAACCATCTTGTTTTATTATTTCTTTACCACCACCACCTTCAGCTAATTCCATATTTAAAAAATATTCTAAATTAATTGGTTGGTATTTAGGAGTTTTTAATTTTTTACTTTGTTGTTGTCTCCATTTTTTCATTAATTTAAACCAAGGATTATTATCTATATCATATTCAATGTGTGTAAATTCAAAATTATTTTTCCACGCAGTATAATTAAAACTTAATTGATCTCTTTTACTACCATATTTTACCTCATTCCACCAATCTTCCATTGTTTTTATAACATCCGGTTCGTTATGTTTTCTTATAAGAATAGTATTTCGAGTTAATCCATTTTTAGAAGGATATCCATCTAGTTTATACCTTTTTATTTGATCATTTATTATATTTAAATTATCTTTATAATGTTTTTGAGGATGATTATCCCCTAACCACTTAATAAAAGCTGCTTCATCGTAAACACAATTTCTTCTATTTAAATTTCCTGTAGATATACCACATAACTCATGGTTGAATGCTGCATAGTTACTGGCTTTTAAATGATCATATATTAATGTAGTTATATCTGAGGTAATTTTTATATCTCCATCTATCCATATACTAACATCATAGTCTTTTAAGTATCTATGAGGTAGTATTTTAGGTTTTTTAGAATCTCTAACCCCATCATATATTTTTGTAGTTAATTTAATATCCCACACATCTGATTTATAGGAGGGATTGTCTGTAAAACAAATAAAATCAAACCCTTCTAATTTTACTTCAGGATCATGTAAAAAATAATTATCTCCAAATACTGAAGTATATATAACTTTTTTATTCATAGCTATTTAATTTATTATTTATATAATTAACATTTCTTATAAAGTTATGTTTGTGGGGGAATTGTCTTTGTAATACATGTGAAATTGAATATCTAGCTATCATATCACTTACACCACATTGGTTACTTATGTTAATTTTAGCTTTAGATTTAATGTACAATTGAATTCTAATTGAAATGTGTCTTAAGTCTAAAGCTTTATTAATAAAACTAAAATTTGTTTTGTTTATTGGTTTTGGGGTAAAGTAAAAATAAGGTAGTGGGTTTTCTTTTAATAAATCACATATTAACTTATCTTGAGTAAAATCATATCTATTTGATATTAATAGTGAGCCAAATTCATTATCTCCTACATGTTCTTTAATAATTATGTTACCTAATTCTTCTTCTTCTTTAGAAAAATATAAATCAGGTTGAGAATCTTGATATTCATTTTTTTCAAATTGCCAGAATTTTAATATTTGTTCTACTAAGGGTACAGCTAAGTTGTTATCATCATATATTCTATAATGGTCATGAAATATTTCTCCTTCTATTTTATCTTTGTATCCATTTATGTAAGGGTTATTATTAAACACACTTAAACATGTTTCAAAGGGGGAATCCCAACTTTGTGGGGCATTAGATCCCCTTTGTATATTACCAAATAATTCTTCTAAAAGATTAACTGAAGGTAAATATATTTTACAATTAGGGTATTTTTGTTTAAGTAAACGGGGCATTGCTGTTAAAATACCCCAATCACCTATACCAAAGCAGGTTCTCATTATTACAAATTCTTGTTGCTCTAAATATTCGTCGGGGATTCTTAACCCTTCAGATTCTTCAAAACCTAATTTATTTGTTTCATTTACTGCGTAAACTTTATTATCTACTATTCTCCAAAAAATCATAAAGTGTCATAAAAATTATTTTGTGTTTCTTGTCTTCCTATTGTTTTAGGATGATATAAACACCATTCTTCTTCCATTGGTAATGCCCCTTTTGTAGATATCCCAACTATTTGCTCATGAACTTTATTTTGCCATTTAATTTTGGGTCCATTTTGTATAATTCTTGTTTGATAATCTGGCCAATTAACCCAACCCTTTTCATTTACATTCCAACGCCATTGGTTAATGTGTTTTTGTGTTAAACCTTCTACAGTGTTAACTCTGGGAACTAAAAACATTTCTGTTGTAGGGTTGACTTCTAACAGTGATTTTAAGTTTACAATTAAAGATTCGTGTGGTAATTCGTCTGCATCAATTTGAAATATCCAATCACCTGTGCAGTGTTCTTTTAAATTGTTTTTAAAATTTGAAAAATGACCTTTTAATGGAAATTCTACAACTTTTAAGGGATCTTTTAACCCTACAGGTGCTTTAAATGTGTCAAGTACCCTATGTACTTCAGATGTAGTATTTCCTTGATCACACTGAACAACTATTTCGTCATCTTCATCTATATGTGTTGTTAAAAATAATAATAGTTTTTCTAGTTCAACGTGTTCATTACAAACAGGAATTGCATAACTAATCTTCACTTGTAACTGGTTTAGCAAACATACCTAATTCTTCAGCGGCATCCATAAAACATAATTTGTCATAACGTTTTAAATTTTTCATATCCATTCTAAATTTATAATTAGTTCCTTGATTACGTGGATCAGGATATTTATCTTGTTCTTCTTCAGGTATGGGAACAGCTTTAACTACTGTCCACCCCCAATCATCTGTTCCTTTAATAGGTTCTGGAAAAACCATACCTTGTTCTGGCATTGTAATTGCTGTGGGGAACCATGCTAATACCTCTCCACCTCCTGGAGGTTCATGATCTTGTCTTAAATCTTTAATTAAATCTGCTGTAAGTTCTAGGGTTTGTTTTAATCCTTCACTGTCTAAAGTCATTGTAGTATTTGAAGTGTAACCACTAGTCATACAAAGCCATGTTTTTATTGGTCCCTCTGCCGTTTGAAATTCTGATTCATAACATGCGTCACTATCACAAATAGGGCTGTTTACTAATTTATCTTGTGTCATTTCCATTATGCTTCTATTTTTTTAAGTTTTGGTAATTTTAATTTAGGTAATTCTTGTTTTTTACTTCCTACTTTTTTAAGTTTGGGAAGTTGTAGTTGTTGCATTTGAGGTGCTACTTCTACTTTAGGTAAAATATTAGTTAATTTTTCGGTCATTTTATCAAATGTCCAGTTGTCTTTAATATATTGTGTTTGTTTACGTGATTTTTCCCAATATTGTTTATAATTTTTAAACACATCCTTCATAGCTCTACTTGCTATGTTTTTATCTATTGTAAACCATTGTGAATTTTCAAGTAAAAAATCATTAGCAGATGATTTATGTACATTTTTTAATTCACCCCCAATTAAAACATTGTAATTTGGATGTATAAAATCAGTGTGTCCACTCCAATTAGATACAATTACAGGTTTACCTGTTATTGCTGCTTCTGCTAACGGTCTACCATAACCTTCACCTTTTGTAAATGACACAAATGATTTTACTTTATTGTCATTATTTAATTGATTCATTTCATCATCAGTCATTTCACCATGTAAAAGGTATATGTTAGGAAGAGTTTCTGTAAATTTATCTCTTATATTATTTATGTTTTTTAATACTCCTTCTCTATCTAATAAAGAATAATTTATTTGATTACATTTTAATACTAATGCTGGTTTTTTCTTTCCAGGACCCTTAAATGTGTCTAAAAAAGTATGAATTAATGTTGCAACATCTTTTCTATCTTCACCAAAATTTCCAGGTAACCAATGTCCCGTGAATAAGAAACAAAAATCTTCTTTTACATCTTTAAGTAATTCTGAATTTTGTGGTTTTTTATAATACTTATTTAAATCTAAACCTTCAAATAATATTTCAATTGGTTTTTCTAATTTAATAACACCTATTGTTTGGTTAGTTTGTTTGTCTTTTTTTTCAAATTGTGTTGCTAAAGCAATGTCTTTTGAATGTTTAGAACTAACTAAATTTAAATCCATTTTATTACTACCTTCAATAAACTCAGAAGGATATATTGTTGTTTCAATACCCGCTGTTACTCCTATATTAAACTGCCCCACTGGTTGAAATTCATTTGGGACAGTAATTTGTACCCAAATGTCTGGTTTTTTATCTAACCCACCTATAAAACGTTGTCTTAAAGGATCATCTTGTGATAAAAAATTCCAAGGACAATCGCCCCACCTTTGTGGTAAGATTTTAATGTCCCATTCTTCTTCTTTTGATTTTATTAATGATTTCACAAAATCTCTTGATCTTGCTCCATAACCTGAAAACGTGTCAATTGGACACGATACTACGCATAATGGCTTCATATTGATTGTATTTCTTTTAAAAATTCTGGTGTTAAACTAATTGGTGATGGATTATAGTTGTCTAATTTAGTAGAATCATCTACTTTAGTAACTGTAAATCGAGATTGTGGTTTCCACTCTGTAAGTAAATTATCTATATTGTCTATAAACCCTTGACCCATTCTTTTTGCTGTGAATCCTGACTCATCTGACAATACCCACTCTCTACCCGCAAGTCCTCTTTTTGTTCTTTCTTCGGGACCCATTTTATATGTTTTCATTAAAGCAATTGCTGCATCTTCAACCGAACATTGACTTGCAAAAATATAGGGTGTTGATGGTGAACCTTTTACTGAACGTGTTTTGGGAAATATAGGCATTGCCCATTTACCACATTTTTTATATTTACCATCTGCGTTTGATGGGTGTTCTGTTGAAAAATCAATCCAATCACCATTTTCATCTTCAAAACGCATTTGATCTTGCATACCACCCTGTACTGGTGCTATAATCATTCTACCTGCTGTTAAGGATTCGGTTAAACCTAATCCCCAACCTTCATTGTCTGTCATAAACATATGTGCGTCTGAACAATTGTATAGATAATTTAATTGTTTTTCATCAAAACGTTCATTAATAATTTTTACTTTATGGATTTCTGGATCACATAAACTGTCAATTACAGCATGTAGGTCAGTTCCATGTTCAAATGATCCTTCTGTTTTCATTAATAATGTACATTTTTTAGCTTTTTCAACTGGTAGTTGATCTAAAAATGTTCTCCACGCTAAAATAATGTCTGATTGATTTTTTCTTCTAATATTTCTAGAAAGATGTAGTACTACAAAATCCTTATCTTCTTCTAAAATTCTTTCTTTAAAAGCTTCAAATTCAAAATCATTTACTACAGGGAAATATTTTTTCTCATCTATACCGTGGGGAACATACTGTACACGTCCATGTTTTGGGTGGTCTCTTAAAACATTTTTTACTAAGTTTTTAGTTTGTTTAGAAATACAAAGTAACATATCATCTGAACGATAAAATTCTCTGTTCCACATTGGGTAAGGTAAATCATCCCAAATTGTATAAAAAATTAATGGACATTGTTGTCTTATTTCATTTTCCATTTGATACATCCATGTCCAATAACGAGGATCTGTAAAGTGTACTATTGCATCTGGTTTTTCTTGAGTTATTAAAGATCTTAATACATTTTGATCACCATAACCATTACATGCTATAACTTTAACATTTGCATCCTTTAAACCTGTCATTCCATTTACATCAGCGGATATGTCAAATCCTTTCCCGTGGTCGGGGTGTTTAACAGCTCCTCCTAAATTAACCCAATTAAAACGGTGTGCTGTGTTTAGTATGATTTCTTTTGCCATATTTCCTACACCCGAAGTTGTACGAATATCGTCAGAAAGCATAAAAATTGTTTTACGTTGATCCCTTGGGATGTAACCTTCTTTCATATAACCTTTTTTTTTAAATTTATAAACTACCGCTAATTGTTAAGTCGGTGTGATTATGTAATTTCTTTCGAAATTCTTCGTCTATTAAATATAGATGTACTGCTCTGTTTGCTAACTTTTGTAAATTAAATTTATATCTAATTGATGAAACTTTAAAATCATCAAATAAGTGGTCTACTATTTTTACACTTGTTAACTTTAAATTTTTGCTTGCCATAATATTTTATTGTATATTCACATATACATATATAGCTATTCCCATTCCCCCGCTCTTTTTGCATGTTTTATTGCATCTTTTATTCTTGGATGGTTCATTCTAGGATCGTCTTTATATTTTATAACTTCTTTTTCTACTTCTATTATCTTTTCAACTTCAATTGGTACTTCTTTAATTATTTCTTTTGTAATAATTTTAGGTTGATAAACCTCGTAATCTTTAGGATCTCTTGAAACTCCTTTTACTTGTGCAAAAGCCATGTTAGCTGCAACAACCATTGCAATAGCTAAAGGGTCAAAAACAAATATAATTAATATCATAAACCAATTAACTATTGTAGCCATTGGTTGATTTGTTAATTCAGCCATATATTTAAGTGGTCCAAGTTCTCGCGCAGATTCGTTGTTTATTTGCGCGTCTAAAATTCTTTCATCGAGTACGGCGATTGAATCTGTTACTGCGTTTAATCGCAGATCTGCGCGATCTCGCTCTGTCGTTGATGTTTTTAATTCAGATTGGAGCGCGCGCCTTGCGGAGCTAGATGATGTTGTAATTAATTGTCCTGATTCTCTGTCTATGTACTGTACTTGAGCAGGATTAGATAAAGCTATTCTTAAATCTGAAATTGACTTTACAAGTGCTGCTTTTTCAATTTTAAGGTCGCTTTTTTGTTCTTCAAATCTTACTTGTTTTTGTTCAATGACAGCCACCTGTTTGTCTAAAAATTCAGATTGTGTGGATGTTTCTTGATAAGCACCTGACAAAAAACCATAAATACCTCCTGATGTAATTACTATTAAAATAAAACAAGCTATTACAAAGTATGCTTTTAAAAATTTATTAATTGTGTCCCAATATTGATATAGTAAGGAAGCTACAACTAATTTAGCTGCTTCTAAAGCTCCCGCCATTATTATTACTTCTGTGCTAGCTCCTGCAAATAATTTACTTAAACCAAATACAGAATAAAAAGCTGCTGACGCGGACACAGATAGCGCTGAAAGCGCTATTATGAATGGAAATATACGTTCTTTCATATTTGTTTTGGTTTAATGTTGACACCTATCTTGATTGGTTTTTTATCATTGTTAGGGCAACTTAATTTATGATACCCTTTGCCTTTACAAACTTTACATTCACTCATCTTCTTTGTTTTGGTTTATCTACGAGCTAAGCTGTAATTTTCACCCACAGGTCGTATTACGACTATGGAATTGTCCCCAATCTTACATTTCCCACCTTGTTTTAAGATTTTTCTTACTAATCCTTCTTCTTTTTCACTCCATTCCTCACTTAAAACAATTAATTCTTCCTTAGTGGTTGGTTTATGATTTAAGGTTATATTTTCTAACCCTCGTATAGTTTGTTTTTTTAATGCCATTATATTATTTACATGTTTGACACCATTTAGACTTACACTTATCGGTTTCGGCTAAAATTTTGTCAATATTATCTGTGTCATACATATGAGATCCGTCAATAAAAACGTCTTCTATAAATGCTTTCATATTTTTTACCATTTTACTTTGAGTAGTTTTACCACTTGATGGTTCAAATTTCTGAATACGTGATTTCATTATTGCATATCGGGGATTAGCTGCTATTTTACGTTTAACAATAAAATATCTAACATCAATATTATCTACTGGAACACCATACTGTTCTGCAAAATATTTTTTATACATCACCATTTGTGATGTTTTTATTTTATTTTCCTTATCATACTTAGTCCAACCACGAGTTGATGTTTTAATGTCCCAAATTACTACTCTGTGTAGTGTTTCATCAAACATAACTAAATCTAACTTACCCATTAATTTAACATTTGGATAATCTTCATGTGGTGCTGTTAATATAGGCATTTCAATGCCTAACAACTTCCACCCATGCTTATGAAAGTGTTCTTGTCTGTGACGTAAGAAAAAATCAATAATTTCTAAGCCATCATTTGTAAATTCAATTAATTCTTTTTGAGTAGCAAAATGTACACCTCCTACTTTTTCAACATCACCTTTATATAAACCTATAAACCCTTCTTGAAAGTGGGTGTGTGCGTCAAATTGATCAGCATGTTGTTGACCTTTGTTGTACATTAACTCCATATACTCTTGAAGGGTTTCATGCATTGCAGTACCAAACGAAAAGTAAATGTTAGGAGGTGTTTTGATTTTATCAATGTACATTTCTGCCCACCTGTGGGGACATTCCATCCAAGCAGATAGTTGTGTGTAACTGATGTTTTTCTCTGTGTTCCAGTCCATTTCCGGAACTACAGTTTTCTGTATGTTTTCTATTATATTCATACAGGTAAGATACGAAAGATAATTAGCTTAGCCAAGTTTTATTTGAATTTCTTTTGAGAAACTATTTGAGCTATAATACCATAAACTGACAAGTCTTGGTATGTGTCTAATGATGATTCACCCACAGTGTCTGGTTCACCATTTACTACTAATTGTTTTAGACGTTGAATTTTATCATTCATTCTAAACCATAAACCTGTTAATGCTAACTTTACATCACTATCTGTGTCTAAATTAGTGCCAACATTAATGTTACTAGTACCGTAATTACGATGTTTTTTACAGAACAAAATATATTGTTCCATCATAATTTTTTTATATTCAGTAGTTATATCGGGATAATTATCCTCACACCATTTTACTGCTTCGTTGTCTTTTTCGGTAAATTTTAAATTATCCATTTATTTGTTCTTTATTAAATAAGCTAGATCCATCATGATATTCATTTAAAACATCTAATCTGTCTCTTGATTCTGTTAGTTTGTCTAGTGCTTTGCTTGCTTCTTTTAAAAAATGTTCTGTTGTGTGTTCCCCTATAGCTACTGCTTTAGTAAAACACATGTCTAATGTTAACAGTGCTTCATTAATTCTTGCTTCACATTCACTTTTAAGTGCGTTGTATAGTCTTTCTTGATGGTTCATTTTTATAATTTTTTATTATTGATTTTATTGTTTTTTTATCTAATATATTTAAATAATCGTATGCTTCTCTTATACTAACTTTAAAATGTATAGCCAAATATTCTGCTTTTTCTTTATCTTTTTTACTTTTTTCTCCCTTAATCCACTTGTAAAATTTAAATTTAGTTGGTAAAAGGTTAAAGTATAAGTTGAATACCTCTTTTTGAGACAACACTTGGTTTAAACCTGTGTAATTTTGAACCATATTAACTATGTTAAGATAATTTGGATTAAAACTCAAAGTCTTATTAATTATAAAAACATTAAATGACTTTTTCTCTTCATCATTAAAATCCTCCCAACGTCGTTGTTTAGTATGTAAATTTTTAACGTGTTCAAATGGGTTCATTAGTCATTTTTAGGTAAAAATCCCTCATTAATATGACCACATTCTACACAAGCAAAAGCTTGAATTGGTATCATAGTCTCTTGTCCTGTAGGTGATAGTAAAGCTGATAGTTTTCTCATTTTTAATATTTGGGTAAAAACATCATGCCCGCACTTATCACAAGTGATTTCAGTTGTTTGACTAAAATCTATGTTCATTTGTTGTTGTTGTGGATTATTCATCTTCTTTTATCTCTTTAAAATTATTTTCTGCTTCGATTTTTTAGGTTTAATGGTAAAAACCAAGATCTGAAGCTTCATGTTTGTTATTTTCTACTTCAATTTTATCGTAATGTATAAAATTTTTAATCATTTGGGGTAAGGATTCAAGAAGTTCTATTTGGTTTTCTTCTAATTCTTTAACTTTAACTATTAATTCTTCATTACTCATTATCTTGTTGTTTTTTGAGTTTTCTAATTGCTTCATCTTTTTTTACTTTTCTTTTTGCTGAAGGTTTAGTGTAATTTTTACGTTCTCTAATTTCTTTTAAAACTTGTGTGTCTTTAAATTTACTTTTAAAATGTTTTAGGGCTTTACTTATATTCCCCTTTATTACTGGTATTTTTAACATAAATTTATTAGTTTATTTAACATTGCAGCTACACAAATTTCTTTTTCTAGCACAAATGTATATTCATATTGGTACTTAGCAATAATAAGTATTGCTTCACCTTCTTTATCACCAAACAATGTAGAGGATTTATCGTAAATATACTTAAATAAATCGTCAAATTCTCGTGAACCTGAATCTGCTAATATTTGTCTAATTTCTGACAATTTAGCTTTTCTAATTAATGCGTCAACTACCAAACCACCTAATTGTGTGTTTTTTAGTGATGCATCGTCAATTTTAATTTGACCATCAACGATAGAACCCTGTATTGTATTAACTATTTTTCTAATGTCAGGGTAATGTGTGTCTACAACAGAAAGTACATTATCCGTGTTGTTTTTAGTGTTGATTTTTAATTCCTCTTTTACTGATATTTCACAAATTAAATCTATTACTTCATCTTTTGAAGGTGGTGTAATTTCAAAGGTTTGACATCTACTCTGTAGTGGTGAAATTATACGTTCAAGATAATTACAAGTAAATATAAAACGAGTTGTTTTACTACAAGATTCAATTGTGTTACGTAATGTTGCTTGTGCTTGTGGTGTAATGTAATCTGCTTCATCTAATATAACAATTTTAACATCATTAAAACTCATACTTGAAGCAAATGGTATAATTTTATCTCTAATTGTGTCTATACCCCTTTCATCACTAGCATTAATATACAACAAATCACAATTTAAATTTTTAGCAATTAATTTAGCTAACGTTGTTTTACCTGTGCCTGCAACCCCATGGAATAGTAGGTTTTGAATTGATCCTTGTTTAAGATAATCTGCTATCTTATTTTTAATCGTTTCATTACCTACATACTCCTCTAAAGTTTGTGGTCTATATTTTTCTACCCAAAGTTCCATTTATTTTTTAAAAAATTGTTTACAAAATGATATACAAAACCAAAGAAGTGCTATTGGCCAAATTACAACCGCTATTAATCTTTGGTCCCACCCCCAATCTACATTAGGGGTGAGATAATTTTTTTCTTTAAGCTTAGTCATTACTATATCCATTATGAATATAAAAGCAAAACCTACAAATATATAATTTAATATCATATCCATTACATTCCTCCCATCATTGCCATAGGATCCGCTTCATCTTTACTCTTAGGATCATCGACTATTGTACATTCTGTTATTAACATTGTTCCTGCAACTGACACTGCATTTTCTAATGCTGTTCTTGTTACTTTTGTTGGATCTATAATACCTTCTTTAATCATATCCACATATTCTTTAGTTTTAATATTATAACCTAAAAAATTACCTTCTACATTAGATAAAATACTATGATACTTGTCAATACCTGCGTTTTTAAGAATCTGAATGAATGGCTTTTCAATAGCATTCATTAATATTTCTGACCCAATTGCTTCATCACCTTCACAAATTAGTTGATTAGCTGTTTGTAATCTGTTTTTAGCTTCTAACAAAGCAACTCCACCACCTGCAACAATACCTTCATCTAAGGCAGCTCTTGTAGCATGTAATGCATCGTCAACTCTATCTTTCTTTTCTTTCATTTCAGTTTCAGTAAATCCACCTACATTAATTACAGCAACACCACCAGCCATTTTAGCTAATCTTTGTTGTAATTGTTCTACTGCGTAATTACTGTCTGCTCTTTCGATTTGATCTTTAACTTCTTCTAAACGAGCTGTAATTGCTTCTTCAGTACCACTACCGTCTACAATAGTTGTTCTTTCTTTTTCAATTGTAATTCCCCTTGAAGTACCTAATTGGTCAAAGGTAATTTTATCTAAACGATGTCCTTTTTGTTTAGAAATAACTGTACCGCCTGTTAAGACAGCAATATCTTCCAAAATGTGGGTTCTTCTTTCTCCAAAGTCAGGTGCCTTAACAGCACAACATTTTAAGATACCTCTCATTTTATTTACAATCATAGCTGCTAATGCTTCACCATCAATATCTTCTGCAATAATAAGCATTGATTTGTTTTGTTGTGAAACTCCTTCTAAAATTGGTAATAATTCTTTTACTTGACTAATTCTACCATCATAAATTAAAATATACGGATCATCTAACTGTGCTTGCATTGTTGAGTTGTCAGTTACAAAATATGGTGATTTATAACCTCTGTCAAATTGCATACCTTCAACCGTTTCTAATGTTGTTTCATATGATTTACTTTCTTCAACTGTAACAACACCATCTAAACCTACTTTATCAATTGCAGCAGCAATTAAATTACCTACTTCTTCATCATTATTAGCTGAAATAGTAGCAACTTGTTTAATTTGTTCTTCTGATGCAATGTCAGTAGACATTTCTTTTAAATGTTTAACAATTTCTTTAGCTGTTTTATCCATACCTCTCTTAATAGCAACTGCATTGTGTTTTTGAGATAAATTTGTATGGTTCATACCTTCTGCAATTAATTCTTTAGCTAGTAATGTGGATGTTGTTGTACCATCACCTGCTGTGTCACCTGTTTGAATAGCTGCTTGTTTTACCATTTGTGCACCTAAATTTTCAACTGGATCCTTTAATGTAACTGTTTTTGCAACTGTAACACCATCTTTAGTTGATTGGGGTAAATTGCCACCTTGTTGTGCAATTATTACGTTACGCCCATTTGGTCCTAAGGTTACAACAACTGCATTTGCTAATTGTTCAACACCACTTAATAATTTTGCTCTTGAATCAGAGCCTGTTTCGATAATTTTACTCATTGTCTTCTTTTTGTTTAATAATTCCTAATACATCACTTTCTCCTGCTATGAGATATGTTTCATTTTCTATTTCTACTTTTTGGGCACCAAATTTAGGTACCATAACTGTAGCTCCTACTTCTAATCTGTTTGGTATTAAAGTACCATCAGTACTAATTCTACCAGGGCCTACAGCTAATACTGTTCCCATTTCTGGTCTTTCACCACCTGCATCAGGTATAATGATATTTCCATACGTTTGTTCTCCTTCTTCTTGTGGGAGAATTACAATTTTGTCACCTAAAGGTATAATTGGACTTTCTGTCATTTTAAATGTTTTTAAAAGGTTCTGTTAATTTATTTTTAATGTTATTAAAGCTTTCTATAAAGCCCGCTAATGTATAATTTTCTTTTCGATTAGCCAAACTCATTCGTGATACTCTTAAAATAGCTGTGTCTAATTGTGCGTAATACCCTAATGGTTTGTTTTTATCTGTGTCTATTAAAACATATTGATCCTCTTCTACTTGAATTTCATAGGGAGCGATAGCTGGATCTTTAATCATGCTCATTCTTTTAGTTTGTCCTTTTTGTCTTCCTTTCATAACTTTTATTTTAATTATTTATAATTCCTTTACCTAATATTAATGGAGAATCATCTTTGTGCATCAACACATGGATGCAGTTATTAAATTCCTTAATAATTAGTTGTTTATCTTTATATGACTTATAATTTTTATAAACATATTCTGTAATTTGCTGTTTAATTTCTTTACTCATACCTTAATTATTTTCTTGTTTTCTTACTAAATAATATCCTGTAAATAAACTATCACCATGTTGTAAATGTGCGTCTAATAAACCTTTCTTATTAATACGAATTTCACCTGTATGGTAATCTTTATTTGCTTTTAATATTTCTTTCATTAAATTAGAATCAAATGGTATAGCTCCAAATGATTCATTAATAGTTGCATTTTCTACTGTAAATTCAATTGTATTTGTAATATTTGTACCAACTGTAAATACTAATTCTTCACCTGTAAAACCCTCTCGAGTTTCTACTGTAAATATGTCTAATTCACTTAATGCATCTTTTGACTTAACGAATCTAGTAATAAATTCATCACTAATGCTAAAAGATACACTCCATTCATCTGAATTGCTACTTACATCTGGCACATTTGGTATTACAGCAGGATCTGCGAGATTAAATTTTATGTCATAATTTGTATCTGCCATATTAAGCTTAGAGCTTGTAGCATCAACTAAAATGTCTCCATCTAAAATATTTAAACACTTAATAAGCTGTGATGTGTTAAAAATACCATAATCACCTGGTTTAAGACCAATTTCTTTTCTATAGTCTACATATCCTACTAGATTTTTAGAATCATTAATAAAATGAATAATTAATTTTTCATCTGTGATGATCCATTTAACTTTTTCAATATTATTACCTAATGAATATTTGGACACAATGTCCGATATAACCTTTTTATTTATCATATAACCTTTTTAAAACTTAAAAAATTGTTGAACATACGTATTTAGTGTTAAATTTCCCCAACCGAGATCTTGATAAAATGACTCTAATTTGTTCTTCAGTATCGTATCAAAAGATCTTGGTATATCCACATATTCTTCAATAAATTTACGAATAGGTAATGGCAAATCAAAATCTAAAAACCCCATAGTGTCAATTTTATATGGATTGTCTCTTAAATAAACCCATTTAATTTTATCACCTTCTACAATTTGAGTGTGTTTTTTATCTAAATTTTTAAACTTAAGTAAGTCATTGTATCTTACAGCTGCTTTAACACCTACAGGTGCTTTGTTTTCAAATTCACTAAATATACAATCTGCGCTAGCAGGGAGACCTGTGTATTTTTTTACATTTTTAACTCCTGTTGGTTTTGATATTTTAACAAAGTCAATGTCTTTAAGTGATTCCTTAAATGCTAATATTTCTTTATCAATTTCTCCTCTTGTAGCACCAAATAGGATTTTATGTAATATTTCTTCAAAAAATGTTCTAAATAATGGTGGAAAATTAGACTTTTTAAAGTCAAGACCTTTTACGTCAATTTCATCACAAGGTACACCTTCTTTCTTTGTAATATACTGTGCATATCTACGTTTACCTGAAAAGAATGCAGAACGTATTGTACATTCCGTTTTCATTTCTAATCTGTGTTTGTCTACCGGGACATTGAATGCATCTAATGCAAGGTAATTATAATATTCGTTGATTTTCTTTTCATATTCTAATGACATTGCTTCAAGCTTGTCTGCTTTAACTGTTTCATCTAAATCATCAAAATCCGGATTTAACTTACGTAATAATGGTTCAGCATTAACATAACATGAATCTGTGTCTTCATACACTACAACACTACTACATTCTTCATATCGTTGGCGAGGTGTGGTTCTAATTTCATAAACGTCTTTACCTGTTTCTAATGTTTCTTCAGCTGTCTTATTTATAAATGTACCTGAATCTTGAATGATTCTTTGTCCTGTAAGTGTAATACCTTCACTTAATAATACAGACCCATATCTAAACGTAGGTAATGCAGTAGCACCATACAATGAATTAAGTAAAATTTTCATTGTATATTGACGTAAATGGTTTAAATCACCTTCTTCTTTATTACCTGCTTTGTATGCTTTTTTCATAGCATTTTTATATTCAACTCTTTCGTCAAACCATTTGCTAAGTACAACTGACAATGTAGACGGTTTGTCTGTTCTAAACATTACACCATTAGCTGTAATTGCTAGATTATTTTGTTTGATTAATGCTAATATTTCACCAACAGACAATATCTTTTTTCTTCGTTGTAAGTTTTCAACTTCAAATTCATCCTTAGGATCCATTTTTTTAAGATCATTAAGAGCTAAACGATTATTTCTATCATCTAATGTTACAAGTCGTCCTACTAATGTTTCTCTACCAATGTTAAGAGACATAATAATTGAGGGATACAGTGAAGTTAAATCTTCATCGAACATGTAATTATAAATGCCCGTTTTGGGGCAAAATAAATAACCCCCAGCGTACGATAATTTATTTCCATCTGCATCTTCCTTTATAATTGGGTTAGGATCTTTATTAGGTGGGATAATTTCTTCACCTAACAAGTAAGCTGATATGGCTCCATCTTGTGTTCTAGATGATTGATAAACTTCCTCATACACACATTTTCCTTTGTGTGATATGTTTTTGGTTAAATCTAAATATTTAAACTTTTCATCTAATTTTTTAAGTATTAAAACATCAACAAAATTATAATCTATAAACTTTTGTTTGTCTTCAGCGAATAATCTGTCTAATGATCCGTCATATTCAATTTTCTTTTGGTTAACATACTTTTCACCTAAAGAATCTAATTTCATTGATGGTTCTTGTTGAAACGAATATTTTTTATGTAACCGCATATAATCGAGTGACGTTACACCTGCAATTCTAATTGGTTGATCTGGATACCATCTTTTATCTCGTTCTTCAACTATTCTAATTGGTGACAAACGTTTTGCTGTACGTTCACCTAAACGATTTTTTATTCTGTAATAAATGTAGGGAATGTCAAAATAATCACTGTTATAACCTACTAAAATGTCAGGTGCTATGGCTTCTAATCTAGTTAAAAATACTTCAATTAAATCATTTTCTCTACTTACAGGAATAATTTCTCTACCATCCTGAATGCCTGCTTTAATTTCACCTGTTTTGTCTAATATAACAATTGCCCATTGGTCTGTTTGTTTGTCCCACCAAGCAATTGATGTAATAGGTTTGGGTGCTAACGCAATGTATTCAGGTGTTAATGCACCACCCATTTCGATTTCAATGTCGAAAAATACTTCTCTATGAGTTTTAGAAGTTTCATCATTAGTACCATACTTGTCAATTAGAAACTTTGTGTGTATGTTTCCTCTAGTATGGTCTGTGTAATGTAAACCTTCAGTTTCTCTATTCCAATTGTAAATTTTCTTTAATGGTTCGTCTTTAAGACCCCAATTAGTAGCGTGATATTGATCACATTCTTGATAACCATAATTTCGAAATTCTTCAACAGAATAACCTTCATCTGTCCATAAATGAACATCATAAACGTTCCAAACGTCAGGTTTTTTTACTACATAACAATTTTTATACATACGCCAATATACGAAGAATATTTTACTTCTCCAAATTTTTTACACAAGTTCTTCAATTATTCCTACTACTTCACTTAAAATTAAAAATGTAGTAGCCCAAAGTAAATTAAATGGTATACATGCGTATCCTGCTATGCGAATACCTGATTTAACAAAGCTAATTTGTTGGTGTAATTTAGGATCTGGTAGTTTATCTAAGTTCTTCATCTGTAAAAAATTGTTTTAAATCTGGTGCAAAATAATTAATTGATTTCATTACTTTTCTATCACTTGAACGATATACTACATAACGATCTCCTACTTGTTCCCAATGACATGGGTGTCCTTTTTCTAAAGCTCTTACTTTAACTGTTTCTTCAGCTATTTCTTGAGTTTCACATGATTTAGACATATTTGAAGCTTGTACCTCTTGATATGCTTTCCAAATTTTACCTTTTAAACCATGTAATAAAGTTCCGTTACCTAAAGAAACATAAGTAATATCACATAATGCATCTAATATTCCTACTATGTCTCCTTTTTCACAAGCTTCTTTATATTCTTCTAATTCTTCAAGAATAAAATCATACACAAATTGCCATTCTTTCTTTTCACCAATTATTGGTTTATAATTGTTTGGTTTGCCGAATGTGTCATTAAATTCTTGTACTTCATCTACAAATGGTACTTCCCAATATTTAGGGCCTAATTCTGAATCTTTAAATAATTTTAATTGTTTACCCATTATTCTAAAATTTTAATAATTTTTGATTCTTTTACTGATTTTACTTGGTAATCCATTGAATAACCTTCAAATTCTTTTACTACTTTAGCTTCCGCTTCTGTAACTGATTCTGCTTCAACACAATATGTTTCATTTGTGTTTGAAACTCTACCTCTTTCGTTCTCGTCTTGAACTTTTACTGTTGCAATGTAATATGACATATTATTTGTGATTTCTTTTAAAGTCAGCAGATAAATTTTTAATTTTATTGGCTGCAGATCTACATCTTCCTTTTGCTGCGGCTGTTGTTTTATCTATTTCTGATTCAATTAATACTATTTGTTCTTTAATTGCGTTTACTAATTCTTGTGAGTTTTCCATAATTTTTGTTTTTAATTTTAATTTAAATTTATATATAATTTTCGATTTCTAATATACATTCTACCTGTAGGGATTTTATTTAATTCTCTACCTTGTAGATCGTATATTTTATTGTTTTGGATATTATTAAATGTTAATTCTTCAATACCCATAGGTGAGTCTGTATTATTTACTCTTGCCCATCTTAGAGAGTCTACATCCCAAGCTAGATTAAAACAGCAATTTAACGTGTCAGGTTGATTAAACCATGTTATGTAACTTACACACGTTGTGAGTGTATCTGCTAATCCAGGGTTTAAAACAACATGGAGGCATGAGCTACCACTAAACTGTAAACAACTGTCTGAACCTAAAATTAAATTGTCAGCGAATGTGAGCATATACACAGGTGTATACATATCTGATATAGGTTCTACAGTTAAAATCTCCTGGTCCCAATACAGATCTATAATTATTGAATCACATATTGTGGTTTGTGCTTGTGTTTGTAGTCCAAGCGAAACTAATAATACTACTAATAATTTTTTCATCTTCTTTTTTTAGTTGTTATATATTATGTCCTCCGTTATTAATCTTCAGACTGTCAAAAAATTCTTTTCTTGATAAATTGTTGTTTTCTCTAAATACACCTGATGCTTTTGTTGTAACCATAGCAGCACCTTGGTGTTTTACACCTCTACAAGACACACAATTGTGAGTGCCTACAATAGTAACAATTACTCCTTTATTACCTTCGGTGATTTGTGATACAGCATTGTGAATTGCTGATGTTAATTGTTCTTGAATGGCTCCTCTTCTACTAAATAGTTCTACAATTCTATTCAACTTAGATAAACCAATTACTTTACCTTCTTCTCCAGCAATATAACCAATATGAACCACCCCACCAATTGTTTGGTGGTGGTGTGAACACATTGAAGTTAGTGGAATGTTTCTTTCGATTACAATTCCATCGTAACCATCGGAAGGGAAGGAAGTAACAGGTGACATTGCAGTGTATCTACCAGCCCACAAATCATTAACATAGGCCTTAGCTACACGTCTCGGTGTGTCAGATGAATTTGGATCATTTTTCCAATCACATTTTAATGCATCTAAAAAATTACCAAAGGCTACAGTGGCCTCTTCGATTATTTTTTCTTTTTCTTTATCTTTTAAGGGAAAACCAGGTGCTACACCATTTGCAAAACCTTGTTGTACTACTTCTAAATTAAATGTTTTTTTCTCTTCTGCCATTATAATACGTGTATTGTGTCTAAATTTCTACTATATCCTTTGGGGCCATCCATACCATATCCTATATACCATGGATTAACTCCCTCTGGTTGTTTATATATAAAAAAGTGGTTTGGGAAATCCAAATTTTCTTTATAAACTGCTGAAACTGTTTCAATTTGTTTTGCTCCTAATTCTTTATAATGGTTTTTTAAAGCATTTAATGTGTTTCCACTGTCTAAAATATCATCTATAAGAAATACTGTTTTGTTTTCTATATTTGTTTCAATATCATAATGAATTTCGAGTGATTTTTGTTCTTGACCACTATATGAACTACATTTAATAAAATCAACTTCAATAGGATAATTTATGTGTTTTACTAAATCGCTAGAAAACATAAATCCACCTTTCATAACACAAACAAACACAATTCCACCTCCAATTTCATGACATTTGTCTGTTAATGTTGTTCCCAGATCTTTTACTTGATTTTCTAATTGTATTTTGGATATTAATTTTTTACTCATTTTCTTCTATAAACTTTTTTAATTTTTCAATTAATGTTAATACTTCATCAGGTTCCATAGTTACAGCACAGCAAATATTTACATTTTCTGTAATTTCCTCTAATACTTCTAATGCTTCTTCTTTAGACATTATACTTCACGTTGGTCTTCAAAGGCTATAATGTGGGGTCTCCAAGTCATTCTATAACCATTATCTCTAACCCAATCAAATACTAAAGGGTAGGATTTAAATAATCCTTCTCTTGAATCTCCTGCTGGCATAAACCATACTTTTTCAGGTTTAACTTCTAATATTGCAATACATTCCATAATCTCAGCCAGCGCCTCCTGATCTTTACCATCCCACACAGGTTTAATATGATAATCTGAGTGATATGCAATTGATTGCTTTATAGCATCATAATTAAGTCTTTTTCTATTGTGAATGTCTACGAATTTTTGGTCAACCACTTTCCCAGCTGGAGTAACAGTCCCCACAACAGGCACGGAATTACTAAACTTAGGGCTAATAGACAACAAGTTAATAGGATAATCGGTTTCAACAAAATGAGATCCTTCAGTTTCGATAGTGATAAAAATATTTTTTTCATGTGCAAAGTGTGTTAATTCATTAACTAATTTAGGATGCATTGTTGGAGAACCCCCAGTTAACATCATTTCTTTAATGTGAGGATTTTTATCATACATTTTAATAATATCATTAAAATTAAATGTCCCTTTTTCTGGGTGTATACTAGTATACCAACTATCACACCAACCACCTTCACCAAAGTAACATCTGTGAGTACATCCGGTTGTTCTAATTACTACTGTGGGGTAACCTGCTCTAGATCCTTCTGATTGTACTGCGGTGTAAATTTCTACAATGGGTAGATTTTTATTATAATCTTCTATTCTTTTACGCATGTTTTGCTAATAATTCTGTTACATGTTGTTTTGCTGTTTCCCATCCATCAATATATTCAACAGGGTCTTTTCTGTCTAATTTTAGAAATGCTTCTATTCTTTCTACAGATGAAGCTGATTTGTAATCTGATCTTCCTTCTGCGTCTGGTTTGTATGAGGTGTTTGTTCTTTTATAAACTTCATCAAAATCTAAGTCTAATTTTTTACAACATCTTTCACCATCTTTTAAAATGTCAAATTTATCCCCATCTAAATAAGGTGTATAATATGTTACTTGTTCAGCATCCCAATTACCTTGTTTAAATGCTTCATAATCTGCATCTCTAAATTCTTGTCTACAGTCAGGGTAAATTGCATGGTCACCTGCATGAATACCCATTGCTATTTTTACTTCACATTCTTTTTGTTGAGCAACAGACAATGCTACTGCTTGGATAATAGATGAAAACATTTTATTTCTGTTAGGTACAACAGTGTCTTTCATATTATCTTCTTCATAATGACCTTCTGGAACATCATCACCTCCTTTTACTAAATTTGAATCTAAAAGAGAAACTAATCCTTGTAATGTAATTCTTTGATATTTTACTGGATAGCCAGCTTTATCAAGATATTCAATTAATTCTGCTGCTCTTTCTAATTCTACATTGTGTTTTTGACCATAATCAAAACTTAACGCTGTTACTTTATAATCGTTTGCTAACAGGTGTAATAATACTGTACTACTATCCATTCCACCTGATAATGATAATACTGCTTGTTTTTTCATATTGTTATTTTTATACTCATACCAATTTGGGTTTGGTAATTCTGAGTAATGATCCCATAATTCTTTTTCTACTATTTCCGACATTTATTTATTTAAATGTTGTTGTTTAGTTTCATGTTCCCAAATTCCATCTACTGTGTGTTCATGCCAATGTATTCTACCTCCTAAAATAGCGTCTTTAATATTTTTCTGGTGGCCATTTAATTGTGAATTTCCACTTTTTACTTCAATAAAATGAACTGCACACTTTTTCTTGCTTCCTCTGTCTGAAAACGCTATATAATCAATTGGTTTTCCAAAAAATTGTACGTCTTTAGGGTTTACGGGGAAGCTTTTCATAAAGGGAACATAATGTTCAATTGTTTTTCCAAAACTTACTGCTCTTGATCTTGAATAAGCATCTTCTCGGATAGCTTTTTCTTCTTTAACTTTCCATTTTGCTAACATGGATTCTGCTTTTCTTTCTGCAATTTTATCGTGTGTAAAATAAACATATGCTGCGAAAGCTAAAGCACATATTGCGATTGTAATTGATATCATTTAGTATAATTGAGTGTTACCATCCTGTATAAATTGTTTAAAACGGATGAGGTTGTGGTTAATGTTATATAATTTTTCTTGATCTAATGGTATTAGTCCTAATTTATCTATTTTAGTTGAAGATTTAGTAAATAAACCTACACTATTGTATTTTACTCCTTCTAACCCATGAATTATAGGGTTTGATGTGTCTACTGATTCAATAAAGGGAAAGTCAGCATAATAAGCAAATTCTTGTGGTAAAGCACACCCTAATAAATGTACTCTATCACTTTTGCTTATTAATCCTGATTTATACATTCTTGATATAGTCATTATACGACCCATCATTTTACCAACCAAAGGATTTGGGTGAGGAAATTCATCACAATACCAATCAGCACCATAACTAAATGCTATTTTTTGGTATCCTTGCATTTTTAAAACATTATAACATTCATAAGCTTCATGGTAACTTTGTGCTTGAACAACTGCTACTTTAGTTACTCCTTCTGGTAAATTTATTGATTGCCATTTTTTAGCATTAACTAATGTTGCTGTTTGATTTTGCCACACATCAGGTACTATAAATTCATCTGGTTCTAAACGTTCAATCCAATGTAGTAATCTTTTTGTGTCATATGCTTTACCTAATTCGTGAAGTGAATTGTCCATTATAATATAACTGCCTGCTTCTTTAGCATAAAGAAAATGATCTCTATACATTTCATTTTGATCTAATAGATGAGGTAAACAGTACTCATAATCATTAATTTCAAAGCTCTTAGGGAGCATATTTACTGGTAACTCGTGTGATACTTTAAACATATTTTTCTGAATAAATTGCTGTGTTTTTACCATGTTCCATAAATTCTACTGATTTAACTTGAACACGTTCATTAGTTTCATCTTTTACAAAATTATTTAATTTATGAAATATAAATTCTGCAAATTTTTCTGCTCCTGTTGCTTTAACTGTTCTTAATTGAATTGTACCCTCTAAATCTAATGTTTGAAATGCGGGTAATTCAGGGTCATCTATGGCTACTATAACTGTATGGTCAAACATCCAATCCATCCAATCTTTCGGCTGCATACCATCGATTAGTGTTTTTGCCCTCTTCATGCCACCAAAATCCCAAACCCAATTGCGATCATCTAGTGTTCCTTCGAATGTTACTTTAAATGAAATACCATATCCATGTAAGAATCGGCAGTGTGTTGTGGTTGCTTTCCATTGTCTAAAACAACAGGTAAAACCATCAAATATTTTTGTACTTTGAAACATAACTTATTTTTATTTTTATATATAACTTTATTTTTCGGGATCCAAATTATCTGTGGGGAAATATTTTTTATAAGGAAAGAGTTTATTTAATTTTTTCTTTCTTTCTTTACAATCACAATCTTTACCTAATAATTTATTTACTTTATCTACAAAAGATTTTATACCTGTTGCTTTTGTGATTTTTTCAACATCATCTCCTAATCCTTTACTTTTAATACTCACCCGAAATTTTATTTTTATTTTCTAAATCATCTATTAAAGGTTCATATTTTTTACTTATACCCCCTAATTGATTATTAATATCTTTAGAAATCTTATCTATATTAGCATCTATACTTAAATTTGAAGTATCTAGTTCTTCTAACATTTTTAAAATTTGATCTAAATCTTTGTCAATATCTTCTACTGAAGGTGTAGAAACATTATTCATTTTTGATTTCTTCATATTCTATATCTTTTATTTCATTACATAACCACAAGAAATCTTGTGCTTTAAACATTGTGTCACAGTGGTAATATTGTTTTAATACTTTTATTCCATCTTCCACATCTAAATTTATTCTTTTCTCTTTAAATTTTCTTTTTACTTGGAATAATTTCCCCTGTATATTTATAATTTCTTTACCCATCACAACTTACACATTCTGATGTTCTAGAACCTAAATCTCCTTTAATTACTGAATCTGTTCTTAAATAATATAAGGTTTTAATTCCTAATTTCCAAGCTTCCATATGAACTTGATTAATCCATTTTGGAGAATCAGTAGGTGCGAATGCTAAATTAAGTGATTGGGTTTGATCAATGTATTTTTGTCTGATTGCTGCCTGTCTAACTAATTCTAATTGATTTGTTTCAGCAAATGTTAAAAATACTTCTTTATCTTCTTCAGGTAAAATATCATTTGATAAATTTTGAACTGAACCTGCATCTGCTAATATTTGATCCCAAACTTTATTTGTATTATAACCTTTTTCTGTTAGTAGACTTTCTAACTCTGGATTTTTAACAATAAATGTTCCTTTAGCTCCATTAAAGGTATAAACATTTGCAGGTTGGGGTTCAATTCCTGCTGAACATCCCCCAATTCTTGAATTTGAAACTGTGGGAGCAATAGCTAAAACATGAGTATTTCTCATACCTGTTCCTTTACACCATAATGGTTCACCATATTCTTCAGCTAATTGTCTACTTGCTGCTTCAGCTTCATTTCTAATTTTAGACATTATTGTGTGAGTCCAAGCTGTAGAAGCAATACAGTTAAATGGTAAATTTTTCTTTTGTAAGAAAGTATGCCAACCCATTACACCTAAACCTAATGCTCTACCCTTTTTAGCATGTTTATGGGTACGTTTCATTGCTTCTTTTCCGTTAGTTTTATCAATGAATTCCTGCATAACACCATCTAAGAAGTATGTAGCAATTTCAACAACATCTGTGTCTTTCCACTCATCATATTTTGCGAGATTTAACGAAGACAAACAACATATAAACGAGTGCTCTTCATCTGTGTGTAATGTTATTTCTGTACAAATATTTGTCATAGACACATTAAGATTATTCATCATGTAAGCTAAAGGATTGTCTTTATTTACATTGTCTTCAAACATAATGTAAGGTTCTCCTGTTTCCATTCGTGATTTTAGAATGCTTAACCAAATGTTCATAGCTTTTTCATCTCTGTCACTTAATTTTCTCATAAAGGCATCATCCACAACAGCACATTGATGTAAATTTAAACATTGTCTATTTGGGTCTCCTTTTGGCCTTCTAATTTGTAAAAATTCTTCTATGTCGGGGTGGTTAATATTTAAATTAACTGAAGCTGCTCCTCTTCTTACATTACCTTGATTAGTAGCAATAATGGTTGAATCATATATTTTACACCAAGGTACTACACCTTCAGATTTACCATTTCCCTTAATTTCAGTTCCTCTTGGTCGTATTCTATTAACACTTATACCTACACCACCACCTGATGACGTTAATTTCATTAATTCGGCATTTGTTAATCCAATTCCCCTAACTGAGTCAGGAGTATCAACCCCAAAACATGAAATTGGTAAACCTCTGTCTGTGCCTGTGTTTGACAATACAGGACTAGCTAAACCAATCCAACCATTCCAAATGTATTTAAAGAATTTTAATTCTAAGTCTGGACGATTTAATCTCATTGCTACAGAGTGAGCTACTCTTTTATATGCTTTTTTAGGTGTTTCACCTGGTAGGAGATATCCTTTAGAAATTGTAGACAATGCTACCTCATCCATAAATTCAGGATAGTCTTTTCCTTTTTCCCATTGAGTGTAATCTGCTACTAAACTATTATTATCCATTAATTTTTATTTTAAAATATTGATTCTGCATCCCAATCCATTGTTCCTTTACTGTAGTTTGTTACTCTGCTTGCAAAGAAATCTGTGTGTTGTTTTCCTGCTGACAAATGATCGAACCATTTCATTCTTTCAATAGCTGTTACATCAATACCATTAACTATGGGTCTATAACCTAAATCTCCCATTTTTGTATTTACTCTATGTTTGATAAATGATATTAAATCATCTTTACTGCAACCTTCTAAATCTCCTTGTTCATATACCTTTTCAATAAAATCTAATTCTAATTGTAAAGATAATAAAGCAGCTTCATTAATTGCTGTTTCTAATTCTGGTGTTTTTAATTCTGGTTTTTCTTCTAAAAGTGTTCTAAATAACCAACATCCTGCTTCTGAATGCATTGATTCATCTCTAATTGACCATTCAACAATTTGTCCTACTCCTTTTAATTTATTTCTTAATTTAAATGATAATAAGACAGCAAAAGAACTAAATAAATTTACTCCCTCAGTAAAAGCTGAAAATATAGCTAATGATTTTGCTCTTTCATGCCAATTTACTTCATCACCAAAACTGTCTCTAACTTCAGTTAAAGCTTCAATTTTAGCCATTGTAGATTCATCTTCTAAAAATTCACTAAAATCATCTAATCCTAACTCTTCATTTAATAAAGAATAAGCTTCAGCGTGAACGGTTTCCATAGCACCAAAAACAGTTGCCATTGCTATAATTTCTGGTTTTCTAAACCATTTTGTAACTAAACCTGTCCAATAATCATTTACTACTGTTTCAGTTTGTGCAAAACCTTTTAAAATAGAACCAATAATGTTTTTTTCTGTTTCTGTTAAGCTTTGTTTCCAATCATTAATATCACTCATCATAGGAACTTCTGTGTGAATCCAATGTGCCTGTTGTTGTTTTAACCAATAGTCAAATGCTTCTGGATATTCGAATGGTTTATAAACTACTCTTTCTTTTGTGATATCTTTTTCTGCCATTTTTTAAATTTTAAATTAGAAATAAAAAAAGGGATTTAACCCTTAATGTGTTAATAAGTACAATATATATAAACAAAACCTACGAAATCCCAAAAAACTCATTAGAAGCTCCTCGAAGTCTTCTTCGCTGTGCAGACGAAACTTCTCCTGGGGGAGTTTGTTCATTTCTATTGTTCCCTCTTATATTTATTGCAATTTTACCAATTGCGGTATCCATAACAGAATCATAAGTTATGCCGTCAGCTCCATATCTATTTTTCATAATATGCCACCTTCCTGTTCCGTTTTCCTTATCTTCTGCATTTCTAGATAAAGACATTGCAAAGTCAGTAATCATCATTTTACTGTAGCTTTCTGCCATTCTATCTCCTTGAATAATATCTTCTCTTGCTCCCGATCTATTTACTTGTGAAGCTGTCCAAATTGGGACTTTCATTTCAGTAGCTAAACCTCTTAAGTTAGTGTAAATGTCATCTAATTTGTCTCTTTTTTCCTTACTTGCTTTAGAAGTTAATAAATCAGCATAATCAATTATAATTAAATCTGGTTCTATATTTTGTTGGATACATTTTTCTAGATGGGCATGAATAGTGTTTACTGTTGCTTGCCCTGCTGGATATTCTCTAATGTAAAGGCCTCCTCGTAAAGATTCTATTTTTTCTTTTACTTTGTCTTTATATTGAGTAATTTCACCAACGGGAAGTTCAGTAAGACAAGCATCATACCTTCTACCTACATATTTTTCACTTAATTCTAATGTATAGTGAATTACAGTGTAACCTAATTTGACTGCTGTTGCACCTAATGCAACTAAAGCCCATGATTTACCTCCTCCAGGGCCACCTGCTATCATTCCTAAATCACCATCTCCTAATCCACCTCCAAGTAAATTGTTAATTAGAGGCCAAGGTGTTGGAACTGTGTTTCTAGCTTCTTCTCTAAATCGGTCTTCTAATTCAGTCATATATTCATGACCAATGTCTCTTTCAGTTCCCGCTTTTAATGCTCTGTCAATTAAGTTTCTAATGTCATCATAATCACCTAATTCTAATAGGTCAACTGACTTCATTAATGCATTTTTTAATGTTTGATTTTTACAAAAATCTAAAAATGTGTCCTTAACATAATTTAAATCTAATGATTTAGACGCTTTATATGCCTGTTTAAGTAAATCTTTTACAGCTACACTTTGTAATTCTTGATTTATACCTTCTATTTCAACTTTAAACACTTCCATTGTTGGAACAGACTTATATTCATTAAAATATTTGAGTGTTTTTCTCATAATCCATTTACCTGCATCATTGTCAAAATAATCAGGAGACACTATGTCTGCAATTTGTTGCAGAAAATCTCGATCAGTAATTAAGATAGAAAGTGCCTTAATCTGAAACGCGTGTCCATATTGGGTTAATTTACTCATGTGTTTGTTTTGCTAGTGTATTTAATTTTACAAAATGTTCTCTTAACCATAAATCAGGTGTTTTAATAGCATTACCTAATTGATCGTCTGAATACATCATAATAAAATCATTTCGGGAAAGCAAATTTATTGGTGCTTCTATTAATCTAGCTATTTGTAATTTTAATTCGCCCGAAATTGGTGGATTTTTTAAGTCCATTAATTCTTCATTTAGTCGGAGTTGAGTTGCCGACTCACTGATTTTTTTATGCATTGGTTCTTCTCCTTTACCCGCATGTTCCAAAATGAAATCAAGATCAAGGGTAGTTTGGGTAAGTAAATCTGGAACTATTTTAGGTAATTTTTTGGGTCCTAATCCTTTAACACCTTCGATGTTGTCGGACTTGTCACCCATTAAAACCTTATACATTAAAAAATTGTGAGCCGGTACTCCATAATCAGCTTTTACCATTCGTGGGGTATAAAACTTCTTTTTTGTTGGACTCCAAACTGTGATTCTTTCATCTACTAATTGTAAGAAATCTTGATCTGCAGATAGTATGGTAACATCTTCATCTAACAAAGTGTGAGCTATGTATGCTATTGTGTCGTCAGCTTCAATTTTGTCTATTGAAATAACATTGATGGGAAGGAAATCTAAATATTCTATTAAACGAGAAAATTGAATTTTCATTGCATCCTTCTCTTCTGTAGCATTTTTAAATGCATCCCATCTAGTAATTCGTTTACCAGGTTTTCTGTTAGCTTTATATTCAGGGTGTATTTTCCTTCTACGTTGACTGCCTCCTTGACCATCGTAAACTACAATTACTCTAGTGGGGTTTACTTCTCTAATAGCATAAGCTAATGATCTTAAAAAACCAGTTAGTCCTCCTACAGGTACACCATTGTCATTTAGAGCTCCATTTACTGCGAATGCCCTTAAGTAGAGGTTTAAACCATCTACTATTAACACCCTATTATTTACCCCTAAATCGCCCGGTTTTTGAACGTTATCTAATAAACTGAATATGTCCTCCATTATGAAAGGTTTTCATCAATTTCAATGTCTGGATCTAATTCTTGTGGATCTTCATGTTGGTATTTCATAACATAAGCATCACAGGTGTCTCTATACATAGCTTCTTTAATTTCAGGTCTTTCTTTACATAATTTTTCTAATTCTTTACCTGAAAAAGTTATTATTTCACCTGTTTTAGTGTCTGTGTATTTACAAATTGGGCCTGATTGTTTGCAAACTTTGTAGTTTTTCATTAGTTTAAGCCAACCACCATAATTGTCTATACCTTGTCTGTAAAAAACATTGTATCGAACTTTTCTGTTTGGTGGGCCCATTCTATTTTTAACTACAATAGCTTCAACTTCGGAACCTACAACTTCATCCACCCCATTGATTTTCTCTTTAAGTTTCCCAACTTGTTTGAGTCTTAATCTAACTGATGCGTGGAATTGTAATGCTTTACCACCGGAAGTAGTATATTGGTCAGCAAACGGCATTGCGCCTAATTTTTGTCTTAATTGGTTTGTGAATACTAAAAGTATTTTTTCTTTTCCAATTAAATTAGTAATTTTACGCATTGCTTTGGATAAAATGATTGCCTTTTGAGTGGCATAACCATCTTTTTCAAAGTCAGCGGCTGACTCAATTTTAGTAGTAGCTGCGGCTACTGAATCTACAACAATAGTTACAAGTTTATTAGGATTCTTTTCTCGGACTTTAAGGATAACATCTTCAATTGCTTCCATAATGTCTTCAACTGTCTCTAATGGTAAATAAACCATTTTTTCGACGTCAACTCCAATTGCTTGTAAAAACTGTGCGTTTAACGATGATTCAGTGTCAATGTACACCGCAATACCATCTTTTTTCTGTGTGTTTGCTATAACATGAG